TTATATGTAACTTTGCAACGAACAGAAAGGGATTGTGAAATTCCAAGAATAGAATAGTTTAGTTAAGTCTAGTTTAGTTTTTGTGTTGATCGGAAGCCTGCGAGCGAGCATGAGCTTCCGATTTTTATTTTATTGATATACAGCATATTAAAAGCACAATCGAACTATTTTTCCTATCAATTAGTAGTCTATAATAGAGAGCAAAAACGTCACTTTTGACGCTATAAAATGGTCGGATTATGGTCGGAAAATTCCCGGATTAGAATCTGATTATAAGTAAATTACAATAGGATGTTAAAAAAATAATGGTCGAAAACGCCATTTTTACCCTAAAAACACAAATTATGGCTACATTAACATTGGTAATAGTTCCCGCAAAAAGGTTATCAGACGGGACACACAAAATAAGAATTCGAGTCGCACACAACTCTGAAACGAGATTCATCACCACGGATATAGTGGTAAGGGAAAACGAGTTTAAGAACGGTAAAATAGTACACCGTCCAGACAAGGATTTTCTCAATACAAAATTACAACAGCTATACAACCTTTATTTCAAGCGATACATGGAACTGGACTACCCTGATTCGCTCACGTGCACGCAATTAGTCAAAATGATAACTAACCCGTTAAACGGAGAAAAGCATCGTAAGTTCGAGGATATCGTGGATGAATATCTGTCCCAAATAGATGAAGAAGAACGTACCAAGACATACAAACTCTATCGGCTAGCCACAAACAAGTTTATGCAATTCATCGGGAACGGTTCTCTCATGGAACATATTACCCCTATCAGAATGAACCAGTACATATCATGGCTCAAAAAGACAAAGCTGTCAAGCACCACAATCAACATCTACATAACCCTGCTAAAGGTTATCATTAACTATGCTATAAAGATGAGATACGTCACCTACGATATCGACCCTTTCATCACAGCCAGAATTCCATCAGCCCAAAAGAGGGAAACGCAAATCACCGTCGAAGAACTCAAGACAATCAGGGACGCCAATTTAGAGCATTACAATCTCAACGTCACACGGGACATTTTCATGCTTACTTATTATCTTGCCGGCATGAACCTAGTAGACATACTAGCATACGATTTCCGGACGGATGAAATAAACTACATCCGAAAAAAGACCAAAAACACCAAAGAGGGGGACTCCCTGATTTCCTTTTCCATTCCCGAAGAAGCAAAGCCCATTATAAAAAAGTATATGAAAAAGAATACAGGGAAAATCATATTCGGGAAATACAAGAACTATACCTCCTGCTATAACCTGCTGGCCAGGAAAATCAGTCAATTAGGCAAGGTGGCAGGAATCAGGCATAAATTCACCCTATATTCAGCCCGCAAATCTTTCGTCCAACATGGATATGACCTGGGAATTCCTCTTAGTACACTGGAATACTGTATCGGGCAATCAATGAAAGAAGATAGACCAATCTTCAACTATGTCACAATAATGAGAAAACACGCTGATAAAGCAATCAGGGAAATACTTGACAACTTGAAAAATGAATAATCACATATAAAATAAATCACTAAGAATTTGCATAATAATCAAATGCTTATTATCTTTGTAGTGTCAAATAAGAGTTCTTAATTTTAATGTTTAACTGATGAAAGATGAAGAAAAAAAAGAATTAGAACAAGAGTATGAGAATTTAAAACTTCTCGCTTCATTTCACGAGGTCTATGGGGTTCCTGAAAATGCCAAAGAACGGGAAGCGCTTATAAATGACATACTCGATCGGATGAACGAAATCCAAGAGAAATTAAAAAAGTTGTAATTAACATCCCTCCCTTCGGGGAGGGACAAACATTAAAAGCTATGATAGATTGGAATGATTGCCTGCCAACAAAAGAAATGCAGGTTGACTTTGAAAGATTCAAAGAACTAAAAACCACAGAAGAAAAAGAAGCTTTCAAAAAGGAAATGCAGGATAAATATAATAAACTACCGGAAGCCCAAAAGGAAGCCTACAAAAAAGCATCTGAAGCTGGGCTAAAAGCAACGGTAAATGCCTGCAATGATTATATAGAAAGAGTGGAAGAAGCCATATTACGTGATAAACTTGGAGAATTGCCCGAAGCAATCTCATTCAGTTATATTGCAAAGAAATATTTTGGTAAAAGTAGAAACTGGCTATATCAGCGTATTAACGGAAATATAGTCAACGGGAAAAAGGCTCGCTTTACTGACAATGAACTCAAAACGTTCCTGAACGCTTTGAACGATGTTAGCGAAATGATTCATCAGACATCATTAAAAATCAGTTAAGCTCTTATTTGACACCATCCCTGCATTGAGCCGATGCAGGGATTTTTATTGTCTAATCGAAAAAAAATTGTATCTTTGCAACATCAAGATAATACGGACATAATTCGGATTATTTTGGTTTGACTTTGGTGAGGGGGTGGTTCCCCTCACTTTTTTTATATCCACGATCGAACTTTTCATTTATATATTAGTACTATCTTATGTAACCCTTCTTGAGAGTTTGTTGATTCGTGTGTTGTTGATAGGAAGGATTACAAAAAAGGCAGCCTAATAAGCTGCCTTTCATTTATCTTCAATCCAATTATTTACTTACATCCCAATCAAAAGAATAAACATAACCATTGATAGGTATATTTATAGTTAGAATCTTTCCCTTTTTTCTTTTAATGTTCATATATCCTATTATACCCTCATTGGGATGTACTGTTGTCTTCTTTAGATATCCTTGCCTTTTTATTTCCCTATCATTATCCATCATTTTACCCAATGTTTGTAGTTGATAAGATGATGCCATATTAGCTTGAAAAGCCGCATTTGCATCATAATGGTTGGTCACTGTTGTATAAGCGGTACCATTTGACGAATACGATGTGGAATAAGATGTAGAATATCCGGCACTTCCTGCACTAAGCCCAGAAGAAAAGCCATATAAGGCCATAGCCCAGTTTTGAGACTTTCTTATCTTTTTCTGAAAAGCTTCATTTGTGTATACCATTAATTGATAATTATCTCCTCTATTAGTCAGCAAATGAGAAGTAACATCGTCCGGCGTAAATATGACCGACGAATCACACTGATTCTTGATGAAAACATCAATCCGATAATATTTTCCATAATCATCCTTCGTTTCATAAGTCGTAAGGCCAACGATAAAACCATTCGCATTTCTATATGCCCAAAGATTCCCATCATTATATTCTGTCATAACCGTAGAATCATTTTCTGATAGAATTAAAGTTTGTGCTTTGGATATTATTGAAATACACGCAAAAAGAAATAAACATATATATTTCATACCTTCAATATAATTTATATAAGTTACATCATAAGATTAGATTAAAATGCAAATACGAAATTATAAATAATATGTGAAATATCCAAAAAGAATTTAGCAGTAAAAAAAATAATGGAGAAGTAATCTACGAATACTAGTGTATTGTATTTCCTTTTTCATTACCACATAATCAAATTACAGCTTATTCCCACCCCAACATACCAACCGCCCGGATAACTATATCCTGTCTGTAAGCCTAATCCCCAACGTTTTTTCTTCTGTAAAGGTGAAAGAGTAATAATTTCCTTGTCTCTGTACACCTCCATAAAATCAAGACTAGGCTTATATCCACTAACTATGGCCCGGTAATTATCAGTTTTATATTCCTTGCTTACAATAGGTACAAGTACCGGAATTGAATCACCTTCTACGGTTCTGTCAGTCGTAGTATCTATCAAGATAGGTAAATATACCGTATCGATACGCTTTGGAGTTCTCTTTGCCGGTTTGGGTATTGTGTCTCTTACTGTGTCCCGGACATGTACAGTATCTCCCTTAATGTACACAGTTGACAGATCGTGCAGATGACAACGCATCCACACGATCACGCCAAACAATAGACAGACTAATATCCACGGAAGAGACTTCATATGCCTAGATATTTACAAATGCCTTTCACATGAAGAGAAACAATAGTCCGTTTCCCCTCCTCTGACAGCAGGAAATCCACATCTTCTTTGTTATCCTGAAACAGATTCTCCGTCAGAACAGCCGGACAGTTCGTATGTTTCAAGATATAAAAACTACTCTCCTTATCTGGATCACCGTCTGCCATATCCTTCCGTATTTTCATTCCAAACAAACATTCTTCAGCAGTAGCATACAGACAGTCAGCCAGCTTATCGGCTTTTGTCTGTCCCACACTGGTCCATGCTTCCCAACCACGTGCTTGCATCCAATTTGAACCATTACCGGCTGCATTGCAATGGATAGAAATAAGAATTGCTTCAGAAGTTTTATATTCATTCACTCGCCTACAACGTTCTGACAAAGGAACATCTATTTCCTCTTTCACGACCAGTTCCGCATCAATACCTAATTTACGCAATTCAAATACTACACGCCCAGCAATTTCACGGGTATAGGAGTATTCCCTTAACCTGCCATCTGGAGAACACTTACCCGGAGTATTACTACCGTGACCGTTATCAATCAATATTTTCATATCTTTCCTCTTTATCTAGTTCGTTTTCGATTCTATCAATAATTCCTTGTACATGTGTAGGCGTAGCCCGCTTAAATTCAAAACGTATTACATGGTAAATTATACGAAACCCTTTGTTTCTAGGATAAGCAATAATCAGATTCTTAAATGCGTTCTGAAGATATACATAAGAAAATACATACGTAATAGTCTTAATAACTAACAATGAGTTCTCACCATCTCCTATCAAGCTCATAAAGGAGAAGACTACTTCAATGATTATAAGATAGAGGAGAAGTTCGACCAAGGCATTTTTAAACTTATCCCACTTAAAGTTTTTACAACGTATAATTGAAACACCATCAGCCCTCATTCCGCACCAAATATTAAATCCAAACATTACAACTAATGCTATAAGAAAACCTTTAGTCGGCGTTAAATAAGCAAGAAGAGAACTGAACATCGAAACGAAAATAATTCGTATCTGGTCTACATTAAATAACTCATATAACCATCTCATAATATTAATCATAAAGTTACTACCAATATTGAAAACACAGTAATCAGCCCAGGAAGCAAAACAGTAGCTAATGCGTCAAGCCAATCAAAGATGAACCCGCACTTTTTCTGAATGTACTCAACCACTATTGCGGCAATGGCGGTTGTCGTTAAAGAAACAATAGCAGATTTACAGAAATCAATGCCTAATAGAAGGAAACAGAAAACAAGCATTACAACAAAGACGAACATCCCGGCTTTGACGTGTGCCGGTCGGTTAGATTGCAAAAGCCAATCATACAATACTTTTATACCCATACTCATAGCGTTTAATTATTAATAAAATATTCTGTATGGAACAAATGTATTGAGTATAATAACGAGTTTTACAAAAATGGAAAATCTTGGAAATCAATTCTATGATAAATATCTATAAAACAAGACATTATAATTTTCACTTTTTCCATAAATAAAAAAGGGATGCTTGATAAGCACCCCTAAACAACCAACAGATTGAACTATTAATCCGTAAACATATACACGGAAAGATCAACCTTTTCTATTTCGTCTGAAATTGTATCTCCATACATTGTTAGACACACCCGATAACGGTCAATACTTCTTTGAATCTGTTGCAAGGTAGGTTTCTCGGGATATTCCGAACTGGCAAAAGTTACCAGTTCTTCACCATTCTCACTGGTACCAACCACCCGGAAGTGATGACGTACAATCCAAGTTCCGTCCGGCTGTTGCTCGATAGGCTTAGCAATCCCACGCGGTAAGATATTTTTTTGATCCATGTTTTTTGATATGTTTAATTAGTTGTTTTCTATGGTTATATTTATTCTTCAATACAAACTTTTCAAAATGTCCTTCGATATAAACATATTCCCACCATTCAGGAAGCAACATCGCTGCAATTTTACGGCGGATATTGTACGTTGCAAAGTGTTTCATCAGGCCATAATAAGAGTTCATCGTACTCACAAACTTCTCAACATACGCTTCTGCAAATCCATTTTCAGCTATTCTATTAAATTTCCTGACAGCGTTATATGTGTTACCAACCACCCTGTTAGATACATAAATTCTACCAGGCAAAATGAACGCCCCTACAAACAAGACTCCTTTTTTATAATGCTGAAGATACAGTTTGCGTGGATGCAACCGTAAAAGGAGTTGTTCTTTCAGGAAACCATCAAGAAGATGGACTTTGGACAATATTTCTTCCGGTGATTTCACTACGATACAAAAGTCATCAACAAAGCGTACATAATATATGAATCCCAGTATTTCCATCACGAAATAATCATATACAGACGCCAGAAAGTTGGCTATGAGTTGCGACGGCAGGTTCCCGATAGCCACTCCCCTGTCAGGGTCATTATGAAACAGACTTTTATTACTGGGAAGTTTGTCCCACATGGAGACGGGAGAGCGTCTGATACACTTATTTTGTGGACAATGAAAGATAGTAACGGCTAGAAGGTAAAGCAGACATTCAATATCATCGCCTTTATAATTGTCCCTTACGAATATGTTCAGCATTTCCCATACCAACGATTTCGAGATAGACATGAAGAAACTGAACAGGTCATCTTTGAAAATGTACGCATCGGCAGTATAATTCTCACTGACCTCGACTATCATGTTATTCAGATAGTGCACGGCAGACAGACATCCCTCACCTTTCCGGCAGTTCTTCGAGACGTTCCCTTGTTCCCGAAAACGTTCCTCTAAAATCGGCTCGATACGAAGAGCGATCCAGTGATGGACAACACGATCAATGAAAGCGGCGGCAAAAACCTCCCGATATACCGGGTAAGTCCGTATGAATACTTTTGAAAAGTCCGGTACATATTCACCGTAAATAATAGAATACCATAGCCGCACCAATGCAGACTGATAATCATTATAAAACTCAACACAATCCGTACTCGTTCTTTTCTGTCTGGCACAATCTTCGGATGCTTCGAAAATACTGCTAAGAAGTATGTCATAGATTATATTACCTGTTGCGGCGAGGGGACGAACCCGGTTCGCGTTCTGGCGGTTGTTCGTGTTGACGTTGCCGTTGTTGAAGTTCACGTTCCAACTGCTGGAAGCCGTTGCATCCGCTATCTTAGTCTTTCCCGGCTCATCACCGGGGGGATGCCCAATAAATAATTCTAATTGCTCACTCATAATCCCCTTGGCGATTATGACTCCGGCTTTGCGACTTGTTGCGATCCGTTAGCTTTTTGCCGTTGGAGATCTGCAACCGTTTTTTTGTACCAACCGGTACTTTGCTTACCGATGCTCTCTGCAAGCAGACAGATTTCGGCAGTTTGAGTCAGGCTGGTCAAATGTCGTTCTTCACACACTCTTAGCAGTAATTTCAATGCATCAAACTCACACAAAAACTTCATCAGATAATCTGCACGATGCTCAAGGTTCATATCTGTATTTGCATAACGGATATATTCGCAACAATGAACGGCAAGCATCATCAACTCCGTACCAAATTCATACCGGAACGCCTTGGGGAATTGTTGCCGGGCATCAATGATAAGGTTCAGAAGCTTATACATCGAATTTGATATAGGAAGGTCTTGTGTAAGTGCCATGTTAATTTTTTAATATTTTAATGTATGTATTAGAGGGGCAAAGTTAATAACTGTAAAGCAATTAACACAATTTTAGCTCAAAAAAGTGAAGCTAAAAAGCCCCTGCCGGGGCTTTTATTTAGCTAACCCTTTAAGGGATAAAGAATTAAAGGGATAAAGTGTTTATTGCGGCGAGGGGACGAACCCGGTACGCGTACTGGCGGGTGTACGTGAGGACGTAGCCGTAGGTGAAGTACACGCCCCAACTGCTGGAAGCGTCATATTCGGTACTAGACCAATACCAGTCATTTGTAAATATATTTTGATTGCCAAACATAGAAGTTATGAGCTCATTGATTTCGGTTTTATACTTGGCCATAAGCATAAGTTCACCCAATGCGGGCAGGTTCCACACGGTTGTATCTTCAATTCCGTCAGATTCAAGCGTACAGGCTTTATAGGCTCTGGCAACTTCGGCGGCAGGGGCGCCGACAGTTCCCTGGGTGTCCTTGACGCCTGCAAGGGTTTCTATTATAACATCGGTATTTTCCTTGCCGTCGAAGGTATCATAGAGTCCTTGGTTACCACTGCCGTAGTTTTTCAGGCCGCGTAGGTCAGTTCCGTAGCCACCCCATTTGAACGTTTTATTGCCGCCTGCGTCAACGCAGTCGCTTTTGGCGATAATGAACTGGTGGCATTCGGCGCGAAGTCGGATGCCGATACGGATATACTTGGAGCGATTATTCGCGCTCATGGAGTTCCATTCGGAAGCCGTGAAAAAGACTTGTTCACCGTCTTCAATCCGGAGCGTAGCCAAAGAAAGGTCAAGAAGCGTACCTGACCATTGCATATATTTGGCGATGTCGCTTGCGGGGGTGTTTTCATTCACGGTTGTAAAACCTATTGATTTTAAGGCTTCTATCTGGTCTTGTTTATTCAAGCGCAGAAGCATGGCGTTGGCGATATTTTTATCCATTTTATTGTATAATATTAAGTTAATACTATTCGGAAGCAACAGCTCTCACATGAAGAAGGGCTGAATTTTTGTTTTGATTCGTAATACGCCCGGTATTCAGTTCGAACGCCCAGGCGGAGTTAGTATCCCAAATTGTTGATGACCAGTAGTATTTATCAGTCATCAGCATACTGTCACTACTCCAAAAGGTACGCATCATCTCATTGATTTTATCGCGGTAGCGGTACATCAGAAGCATTTGGCCAGATGAAGGAAGGAACCAGTTGGATTCATCCTCGATACCGTCACTTTCCAAAGTGTAGGCACGGTATGCACGGGCGGCTTCGGCAGCTGGCGCACCGATCACACCACTATTATTTTGGTCTTTCAGAGTTGCGATAATGAGGTCAGTATCTTCCTCACCCGTGAAGCAGCCATACATGGCGCCCAGTCCTTTTTGATTCAGGCCATCTATGGCTTTGCCCTGACCGCCCCAGTAGAAGGTGGTAGTCATGTCGGCATTATAGCACTCCTGGGCGGAAATTACGAAGGAGTGTCCATGTGCCCGGATACGAAGACCGCGTTTGATAAACAACTGTTTGTTGGTAACCGTGAGGGAATCCCATTCCTCACGGGTGAAATACCATTTGGAGTTATCCGAGATGCGGTTACAGGCAAGATTCAAATCAAGCAGGCCGGCAGCCCACTTGATACGTTGTCCAAATTCAGATGCGCGGGAATTCTCGGTGATATCCGAGAATCCAACGGCGTTCAGTGCTGCTACTTGTGCCTGTTTGTTCAAGCGAAGCAGCGTGGCGCTTTGTTCATTAGTCATAGTTACTTGTTTATTAAATCATTAATATCCATATTGTCTTCAGCAAACCGTTCGAGATATTCTTCGTAGGTTTCGCCGTTATAATATTCAAGGACTTCATTGATGTTGTCCAGCGTTACGTTATCGTAGTACGGTTCCCCGCCATAAGACTCATTATTGAACCAGTTGATCAGGTCGATGTAGGCATCTATGACGGTAAGGATGACAAGGCCGTCAATACCGGATTCAAGGGATTCGATTTCATCCGTTTCACGGATAACTGTCAGTTCATACGTGCCGTTGACTACCGGTTTATCCTGTCTGTTGCCGTCCTCATCCATTCCGGCAACTCCATATTCGAGAATGGCAAGAAGCTCGGAGCCGTCAGCCTTCAGGGTCATGTTCGAGATACGGAGCATGGAAAGTTTACGGGATGCCGTTTGTGAAGCGAGGACGTCACGGAGCATCTGAATGGCGTCAAGTTTAGGCGACGTTTCAAGACGCAGGCGTTGGACGTTCGGCATGGATTCTATTTGCAGGCCGGACGGGGCGGAAAGACCTGTATAGGTCAGTTCAGGAAGACCGACAAAACGGAGGCTTGTCATTGTTGGTGGAAGAGAGATGTCATTAATCGGAGAAGTCTCTGCAAGAGTGATGTTCTCCAGTTTGCTACCGGACGCATTGATATGGGCGATACGTGGGCATTTGTCGGTAACGAGCGTAGCGATTTGTGTGTTCCGGATATCGAGTGATACGAGGAAGGGCATTTCGCCGCAGTTCAGCGAGGTAAGCGGTGCGTAAGAACCGATGGATTGTTCTGTATGGGTGTCAGAGCCCAAGATAAGGGTTTCCACAAGTTGCATGGCGGAGAAGCTCACCGTACTTGACAGGGAGATTTCAGACAGGTCGAGCAACTTCATGCGGTCAGCCTGATAGATATACAGCAAGGCACCTTCCTCATGTGAGAAGTTGGTGAATACATATTCTTCGCCCGCTTCAAGGAAGCAGCTTTCGGAAAGGTTGCCGCTAGCGTCATTGCCGACACCGAAGTAACCGTTTTTAGCAGCGACAATCCGGATGGTGGCGTTTGATTTGGAAGATACGCGCCCGGAAATTACACCGCTGAAGAAATCACCGGTTTGGAAATAGCCGTCACGAATACGCCAACGTCTTTCGATGAAAGACGGAAGGGCGGTAAGTCCAAGACCTTGCAGGGCATAGAAGTAAATAGCATCAGAGGTGGCGGTATAGGAGATGTATTTCCGTTCACCGTCGTAAGAACTAACCAGTTTCTGCCATTTTTTGAGCCGTTTGTCAATGAAGAAATGCGTAGCTCCTTCGGGTGAGAACGGGTGCAGGGTGACGCCGTCAATGGTCGCCTGAACGTTACGCATGGCGGCGGCAACGGTACGCAGGGAGAGTTCCGTACCGGATGAGTCAGTCCACACTACTTGCTGGAGATAGATGTTATTAAACAGAACGGAGCCGTAGCCAGCATAAGGGTTAGTGAATGTTTCATCGCTCGTCCGGTTGGGGTCCACCTCGGCGTCAACCGTGCAACCACCGTCGTTGTCCTTGCTATTGAGCGTATCGCAGTCATAGATTTTATTCAGGTACATGCGCATGGCATCCTCGGAGCTGTACACACCGTCTGTTACGGAAGCATACTCTTCCAAGAACCACATCGGCTGCATATTCTTGGCGCGTTGGTCAGTGGCGGCAAGGTAGTCGGTGAAGATGTCATAACTCAAGACACTTTCTGGGCAGGCGTATTTATACAGGTTTTCCTTCCATGTTCTTTGCCAGTTCCCGCCTTTGGAGTAATCGCAGGAATCACAGAAGCGCAACCATCGGTAGAGGTTATAGGGCACTTTCTTACCCAAAGCGTAATCAATGGCGAGCTGGTCATCATCGACAAGCGATTCAAAGTAGTAAGTCCATGCCGGGAAGGTATCAGCAGAGATAGTTCCGTTATCCACGAGTTTTTGAACCCATGAGGACTTGTCCGTTTTCATGGCCATCATATCCTGAACAGAACCGACGCCCTGAAACCAGTCCATACCTTGGTAATTAAGAAGTTCGAAGCCTTCAACGGGATTAAGGACATCACCGGTGACATTCCATTTGCCGTTTTCATACTTCATGGAACCGGACTGCTTTTTCCATGAGCCGTCCTGATACCTCATTATTCGGTACGAACTACCGCAATATAGGGAAAGCAGGTACACGCTGTCCGTATCGAGTCCGTCAGTCTGTTTGAAGCGTATCTCAATTGCGTCTAAAGTTTCGTCAGGAGTACCGAAGAACTCTATGAAGTCACCATAATTCAGGCAACCTTTATTATAGCCGGGGGTATCTTTGAAACCGAGGGCGAACTGTTCCCCTTTGTCTTCTTTCCAGTTGCCTTTGGCATGGAAATAGACGTTTTGCAGGCTGTCATCCTTACACCGATAGGTGGCTACCGGGTGATTGGCGGTGGAGTGGTTCATCTGCAAGCCTTCGATATGCAAGTCACCGCTGTCAAATGTTCCGTCAAATGCACGTTGGACAGGTGTCATATAGTTACCACCCAAGGCACGGTATGTAACGTTCATCATTTCACAGGCGCCGCAGTCGTTCGCATTGCCGGAATCGGAGTAATCGACTTTTACGGTAATGACATCGACCGGGATTGTATTATCACCGACCTGTACTTTGTTGATGGCAGCCAAGGCTATTGCACGGCGTCCTTCCTCCGTCGTATCGTCCGGATTAAGTAGTATGATTCGAGTGTCCTTGTTTTTGCCTTTACTCTTGGCGAGGTAGTAGCGTTTATTCTTTACCGGGCGTTTGGCAGAGGTGGTTCCCTGGTTGCGGGTTTGGACACTCACGGCCTTGAAATTACGCCACGGGCGTTCGGGGTCAAAGTAATAGAGCGTGATGTATATCTTCGTACTAGTGGAAGTGGTGCCGTCCAGTGCTTCTATATCGGAGCCTTCATAGGGGCATTCGACAATGTAAGGCATACCGCGTGAATAGATTTCGGCAGCTGACGGGCGGCTTTGGGTACTACCCTCGGCTGTCTGGCTTTTAAGGACGTCCTCAAAGGCGTATTCCTTCACCATTACCTCTGTATCGGTCAGACGGACAAGGTAGTTCTTGAACGCCTGTGCCCATTCCATATAGGAGTTCCAGGCCATCATGTAATAAAGATACAAATCACCCAGTTTGCCGTCCATCGTTATATACTTGGTTTGAATCAGGGAGCCGCCGCCCGGAACATAACCAAGACAGGCGACTTCCTCACCGTTGAGGAAGAGTTTCATCATGGAATATCGTGTGCCGTCACGTTCGACGTAGTTGCTTGCAGGTTCAACAACTACGGCTACGGTTATCTTTTCACCCTGCCGGTAGGCGCGTTCTTCACGACGGGCGACACCATTGTTACAGAAGATGCCGACCACCCGGCCGGTGACATAGAAGCCGGCACCGGACGTTTCGTCATAGCAGCTAAGGAGCAGGGCATCATCATCGGTCACGTTCTTGGAAGCGAAAGCGAACTGGATGGCGGCACCGTTGGATTCGATGGACGAGCCGGCAAACGGGGCATGGTTTAATGACACGCCCACATTCTCGGCTACGCGAAGGCAGTTCTCACCCAAGAATGTGCCAAAACCGTTGGTAGTCCAGTTGGCACCGTCCACTTTCATTTCATAATTACCGCTGACAATGCTATGGTCAGTTTCCTGATTGGTACGGGATGAGAAGTCAAAGTTATAGATGGCGCCTTCTTTTATGGCGGCATCAATGGCGGAACCGCTAACTGTCACCCGGACAGGTTCGCTAGTCACGTCCTTGCATACGGCAGTATAGTTGACCGTATCGGTGCCGTCAGCCTTGTAGCCCTGCAGTTGTTGTTTGACCTGATAGGTTTTGTTACGACTGGCAGCAATTTGTGTTACCTGCACGTTATTGGCTTTCACGCTGACGGGTGAAGTCATTTCCAACGGGTCATAACAGGCAACATCAAGTTCTACGGTTTCGTACAGTCGGACTACTCCACCGTTTTTATCATCGTATCTCAAGGCAACAAGAGGTGTGGAACTATTCGGGTCAATTACCATGACAGCCGTGTAGATGACATTTCCTTTCACTCCGGATGCGACATCCGTTCCTTGGATGCGCAAGGGATAGGTACCGTGTTCTAGGCCGAGGGAAGCAGGGCGGATTACAACGGAGTGCGAGTAGTTGTCATTTACAACGGTGGTAGACAGGGATTGCCATTCACCATTAATCTTGATGTCAACCTGGGCACTGATACCTTTATCAGAGGTGTTGTTTCCGAACTTATAGAGTGGAAGGCTGAAACTTTCAGTTGTCGGAGTAAGCAGAGTTTCAGGGGTATAGTTGAGCACCTGCACACAGGTACAGGTAATATCAACAGCTGTTACATTGACATTCTTGGAACCGGTGTTGCCGCTTTCGTCAGTGGCTATCAGCTTGAATTTCCGAGTACCGGCAGCCGTAAAGTATGTGGTGAAGTCCAGTTCAAAGGAGAAGTCCTTCATGTCACCGGAAGATGCTTTGTTGACGGTTTCAGTCCAGACGGTAAGCCCGCTTTCACGGTCTACGAGTTCCAATTTCTCAATCAGGTTGTCAGAGGATTCGACACCGTTCGAGGTCACAGAACGAATGGCAGCAAAGGTTCGTAACGTGGAGCCGTAAGAGCCATAGACAGGTGTCGACTGGAAAGCAATGGCAACAATGGTACCACCAGTCTGACCGCCGCCACCCGTGCCGATAGCGAACTGCACTTCATCGCCAAGGGTTTCACCGGCAGCGTTCTTCATCTGAAGTTTTACAATACCTTCTGTTTCCACGTTTACGTCGAGGTTGGCCGGAACATAGGCATAGGCGCCACCAGTTGAAAAGGCGTCCTTTCCCCCTTCCGCCGGTTCATCGGAAGTTTCAAAAACGGAACCGCCACCACCATTCCCGAAGGGTTTCCAAAGAGAAGGGGTCGCAAAATCGGACACAGCACCCTGGAACTGCCGGGTTTCCATTTCATACTCGCCTGTTTTGTAAGTAATGATGAGACCCGTTCGCTCATATTTGACGCCAGATTCCTGTTGATAGGAGACAATGGCGGCAATAGCGGTTTCAAGGGTATAGTAGCCGTCTTTCAATGGGCGGATCTCATCAACAATGACGATGGGGTGTGTTACATCGTCAGCGGGCGTGCCGCTCTTCATATCCTCAAGGGCTTGCTTATCCTCGGCGGACAAAAGGCCGGCTTGTTCAAGGGTAGCAGAAGGCAGACGGAAGCTGTCATCCGTTTCTTTACCGGTTGTTTTGGACACTTTCTTAAAATACACATTGAGATAGGAAGCGTCAGACAGGACGGAGAAAGAACCCGGTTTGATTATATCGGAAGGGATATTTTTCATTGTATCTTCCAAAGACTTTCCACGGTTGCCGGGGAAAGCTTCTTCTTCACCTTCCCCAAGAGACAACGGTTCAGGCAGACATTCAGAAGGAACTTTACTTTCTTCGTTCAAAGGAGCGATACCGTTCGCTTTTCCTATCCTTTCCTCAAAGTCATTTATTACAGAGGTCCATTTGCCCCATGTAACACTCTCATTGGAAACAATACCTATTCGTGAGATTGTACAAACTGTACCTAAATATACACCTTCGGCATTGTCTGACATGGTAGCCAGTTGTATACACGAAGTGAATGATTGACAAACCTTATTAAGCTCCAACCGTTCAATTTGTATATTTACAGGAATCTTAGACGAATCAACAGACAAAATACACCGATAATTCCCAATAGAAGAATCCCCAGAATACATTGTTTTTAATTTATCTTTAAAGCTACCAATAGTAGTAAAAGAGCCAATACTTTTAAATGGGTCAGTCAAAGGATTGGATTTATCAGACACTCCTGTTATACGTTTCAATAACTCGGCGTCTCCATCCGATAAATCTTTTGCAATCTTATTGACATTCTCCACTAATGCATCAAAATCACCATTCACCATTTTAGCAATGGTACTTGAAAGTAAATCAATAGATATTTTCCGACCGCCACTAACTTCAACGTACATATCTTTGGATAGCTCTGTTGTATCAGTCAGTTGCTCTATTGTAAGACTGTTTGTCTTCAACGCTTGTAACACAAGGCTAATAATCTGTTGTTTTTCTGTTTCTGTCATAATTCTCTTTTTTAATCATTTTCATATACCCATACAAGCTCAATGGTCATACCAAGATTATCTATGTCGCAATCATAGACATTATCAAGATAAAGTTGGAACTCCTTCAGAGCACCAATATCTCCACCGTTAATACCTTTCAAGACACATACACCATCCCTACTGATTACACTCCCTTCAATGAGGTTAGTATACGAATCTCCTTTATATAGTACAGCACGCAAATTTATCGAACCGTTGTCCAAATCGTTCTTTAGTCTATCCAGTCCATTAACTGTAAGTTTACCGTAACCTCTTCTACCAATATACTTGTTATCTATGTCAGTCGTCTTGATTGCAATCAAATCCCAATATGAATTTTTATCAACACCTGGGTGATGAATACTGTTGACAGTAACCATAGTATCACTATTAATAGAAACTCCAGTATTAGGAATAGCCTTAGTCATATTGATATATGCTCCGACCTCTGCAACCCCACTTTCTGAACCATACTTGATACTACGCATTCCTTCATCATCTGCTATCCTATAAGCACCGCTTTGTACACACCTCATAGCAAGCTGGTTATTCCATTCCAAAACTGGATTCATCGTTCTTACCTTCTGTAACATTTGATTGAACACAAAACTCTTCAATCCCTCTATTTGCTGGTTAAGTTCCGGAACATTACTTTCCTTTCTGGTATATCGAACACCATCAAAGTAGACGTAATTACAGCATAAGACACGATTCAATAATTCAGCAAACCACACAGGGCATCCCATCCCATTTCCAAGCGTGAATAATACTGTTGTATATTCGTGGCTGAATAGCTCAACAATATCCTCATCAGAGGTCACGAACTGCTCATTATCCACACCGAACGTCCATCCGTTATCTTTGAAACCACCAGGAACGCGAAAATCAAAAAAGTATTGCATCCCATCTATCCACCAGACAGCATCAAGACGCTGCTTATTATCTTTCATTGAATACTGAATAAGGCTGGTTTCTGATAACTCACATTCATCGTCCGTAACTTTAAAAATCTCACTCGTATTCCCATTAACTGTTACAGTATAGTATCCACATGGAAGCAATGAAATGTTATAGAAATAAAGAATCTTATCATCATTCATCTTCCATGAGCTTAATGATACAGGTGTAGATATATTACTTAAAAGATTATTAATGTAAACTATAGGCTCCTGCTCTTTGGCTGTCAAAATCAATTCAACAAAAATCCTGTCTGTACGTGCGAATAATTGCACATATTTACTCTTCGCTCCAAATTTATCGGTAGACGGAGAAAAAAACAGTGGGGTAAACGGGCTTATAATCATATTTCTAGGCTTTTGTTATTGAACGGACAAATAAATCATACTTCACTCCCTCGTTTCTCTCAACTGTACTACTCACCTCTTTGATGTAGCCCTCGTAAACTAGATCATCTTTTAAGATTTTAATCGTTTCATCATCTGTTGGTGGAATATCTTCATTATAAGTTGTGAATGAAACATCTCCACAAGTTATAATACCACTTTCAACGTTAAAATCATCTTTCATTCCTATACCATTGACAACAACATCACTATTACCGTCAGAAGAAGAATAAGATAGTTTTTTAGTGAACATACCAATATAGCCGGCATTTGCTTGCAATATGCCTCCTTGCCAATACATGGTATTAAACATCGTTTCAGGATCAAGTACACCACTTATTTCCCAACCGCTCCTTATAAGCCTATACTCTTTATATGTTTGTACTCCGCCATTATCATGTAATGTAGTACTGGCACAAACAAAAAACACATCATTGTCACTTTCACTATCCGTTGTATCTTGGCCTCTCTTTTGCGATAAGAATTCAATTCCATAAACATCAGCACGGTAAGGGCTAATCAACTCTAATACATTATCAGTTATATCAATGCCAGTAGTATATTCAGTAGTAAATCGGAATTCGTCACGACCATTCATACTTTCATAGTCCTGTTTATCATATCCTACCCTAACCAAAGAATATATTCTTGATGAATCAACCTTATACTCAAAACTAGAAAAGCTGCTATTTAAATCCTTTACATTGTTATCACTAAACAATTTGTCCCGGTGTTTAAAAAAAACAGTGACACCATTGATCACAGGCACAAAGCCAAAAACTGTTTCCATCCAGTTTTTAAACTTCGTATAAGAAGTATATAGCTTAGCTTGAGGGATTCCACGAATACTTTCAGCAGCTAATATCACGCAATTATCTAACCTTTCATCAACACCTGAAGCTATTTCACCATAGATACCTTCATTTCCACCATTCATGCTTTTAAGCAATCGGTTTAACACATCAATAGGTCTTATTGCATCCACATAGATAGGGTTAGCTCGAGAAGTAAAGCGTGTCTCAAATTTGAAATTACGAAAATAAATATTGCCAGTAGAAGCATTAACTCTGTTAAATGTTACCTTCAAATCAAAAAATAAAGCCTGCCCTTTAGTCAGATGAATCTTGATGGATTCATTCAGATTACTTGGGGTAACATCCCCCTTATTATACCCCCATCTTTTCAACTCGACTAAACGACCATCTTCGTAACGCCCACCTAGAACAATTTCAGCTTTAGTTGTATACGCATCACTATAACTGATATAGTATTCAAAACTAAAATTCAATACTATATCAATGTCGGACAAGGCTTTAACAAATACATTTGGATCATCTTTCGATTCCTGTGGTGCATCATAAAACTCAAGAGGTGAATCCCGTGACGGAAGTTCACCACCAGAAATATATAAGGGAAGCGAATATGTTATAGCTTCTACATATATTCCTTTGTCAATTACAATATATTGCAAAGAAGCATCATTTTCTACAGTATTACCACCTAATGTATGCGGTTGACTATAATTCATACTTACAGAATCATAATAAAGCTGATATACATCTTTTATCTCATCTACCGAATATTCGTACTGCGTTCCTTTGTTAGCCTTTATGATATTAGCGACACTATCATCTATCGAATTAATAGAAACAGTATTTCCATCATAAGTTAATGAACCGAAATCCAATCGACAACTAAAGAATTCTTCATAAGTATGAGAATTAGTTATAGTATAAACGGTGATACTAGCATTAGAAGCCAGGTATTTGCTCAAATACTCCTCCAATATGAGATCATAGGCTTCTCCCACAAACTGGAATTTTGAAGTAAAGGTTCTAGTTATTCCTTCAAGTCTGGAGCGTTTACGGGAAAACTTTATTTCATCCCAATTCTGAATACAAGATTTGGGAATTTCATAGATAATACGATCAACGGTAAGCACATATTTACAAAGCATTTTAACTCTTTTTAAATGTTCACGAGCAAATATATAGAAAAAGCCAACCGGTTTCCCAGTTGGCTAAATTCTTGAAAATCATACTTTGCCAAAACGCCACATAATTCACTGGCTATCAGTGAATAAAATATTATTTTAGAAAAAAGCGTTTTATTTATAGCTATTTTATATCATGATCATCCAAAGTGTTTAAACTTCTCAAACGTTTACTTCCAAATTTGTTAGATAATACACCATCAAAATATAATTCAGGTGTCCATTTAGTTAATGCCCCAACAACTTGATCAATAATGCCAGCTGCAATTCCCACATAAGGATTCCATAAGCCAAGTCCAGTAACAGCCCCAAATCTTAACCATTTGGTTATTAATTGTTCCCCTTTCTTAGCTATTAATATATTTTGAAGTTCTCTCCAATCATAATCATTCCCAGCGATCCATTCTCTGAATTTCACTCCATGAACATTCTCCCTGACCTCTAATATATCTTGAAGTGTTATTGCCCCTTTATAATATAAAATAGAAAGATCTGGAAGAGCTTTACTTTTTAAAACCTGATCAATATTTCCCATCAATGACTGATCTAATTCACGACCACTTTTCAACGTTAACCAATATTTAGCATTCCCTTCCATTCCTATTTCATTCATTCTAAACTCACGTGACCAAACCAATGTGCGTTCAAGAATAAATAGCCTCATTATAGTAAAAGCATCATCATCACAAATATTAAACAAATCTTCAGTTTTAAGATTTAAATGTGCTTTTAACACAGGAATATTTATATCTTCTAAAGTATTATCTAGTGCTATACTATCTAAATAGCCTGATGCGTCCTCCTCTAATAATTCATGATACAATACATGATATAAATAACTATATTGAGAAATCCGGTATCTATTCGACAATCTAGAAATAATATTTAATCGCGCACTATCTGAAGGAATTTGAGTATTCCAAAAAGAAAAATTCTGATCCTCAAATGCCATAATTTTGGGAGAAGACCAACCATCTAATATTTTCAATATATCTTTGGATATTAACAGACTCGTAGCCTCAATCCCAAATACTTCAATAAATTCTTCTAACGAAGTAATACGTATATATATTTTATCATGTAGTAATAATGAGTTTATTATATTCTTAATGAAATACAATCTTTCAGGTAAAATAAATTCAGGAAATGTATTACCATCCCATCTATCCAAATATACTCCACCTGATAATTTTTTAACTCTATATGAAAAACTATCTAACAATATTGCCATATCATGCTTATTTAGTGATAATACAAATATATAAATAAATTTCTATAAGAACCAAAATCACACAATATTAATAACCTAGAGCATGAAATATCATTTTTCTTCCAAATGAAATACGACTTCTTACAGTTCCGACAGGAATGTTCAGGATTTCACTTATCTCATCATAAGAATACCCACTAGCATAATACATCACACTATCAATACAACGGGATTTTTTAGCACACCGTTGTATTGTGGAAACCAAATCATCAAACAGTATTGAATGAGCTGTACAGTTAGAAATGGCACTTCCGTCTACCATATCAAGCCCTGTAAAATGTATAAGGGAATTTCTATTGTATCTTATTATATAAGTATTCCTCATTATAATAAGGCACCACGGTTGAAGTGGTTTAGAACAATCAAATTTATCACGATTCACAAGTAGCTTATAAACTGTATCACCGGCTAAGTCTTCAGCATCTTGCATGGAACAGCAGAATTTTCTTGCCACCTTTAATATCCAAGGATATATTTCTGATAATTCCTTTTCAAAGTCCATTGTCAGCCCTCCTTATTAGGTGTATCTTCGGTTCGCCATTAATGCACCTTTCCACGTATTCCCGGTGCATGATACTTTGCTCGTGCATTTCCTTAGCAGAACGCTCGATTGAACTAATAAGAGTGCCTATATCGGGGGGCAATAAGGCAATCATTTTTTTTACCTCGGACACTTCTGCTGTTATCCGATTACACTTCGTCTCTAATGTACGTAATTCTGACAATAAAACATTGTATAAATGCCTATTTATACAATGGATGCTGTTTTTTCTATTCATAAAAAAGTCGTTTGTGATTCTAAAGGAGATGTACAAACGACTGTATGAAATAATTCGCTTTAATTAAAAATTAATCGAATTACAGCATATATGTAAATACCAATATTATCATGTGCTTCTTTTTCTGAACGATATTTCAACATCGGCTTGATGAACAATATTTGCGTAGACAGCAGCATTAATTACACGGGAATCTATACTCATTTTAAAGAATGTCATTAGAAAAGCAATCTCGGCATCGAAAGAAGAACGAATTTGTTCAGGAGTAACCTTATTTCCTTTATGTTCCTCACTGCGTCTTTCCTCATTCCGTTTTTGCTCAAAAATTGCAGAATGAAGCAAATAGTCAATCTTCGATGTTACCTGTTCATCACTCATATTCCGAGAATCTACATTTAGTTGTTCCAATACCTGACGAACATCATCATAAAAGCCAAGAGAAACAAGAGTCTGACATATACGAAGGCTCAATAGTTTGGCACGTTCTTTCAGCATATCCTCCTTGTCCATTACCATAGCCTTCATATTTGAAGGATTAACAATACTTCTGTATTCAATGAGCAATTTAGATGCTATCTCTTTAAGCGTGCTCTCTGACACAAATTCGCGATCCGAAAGCAAACAAGCATAGTTTCCACATGAAAGCTCAATGAAATCATTCAATGTTATCTGATTTAATCTTTCAATCATGACTATTTCAGTTTAGATAACTTATACAGTTCAAATTCACGGTTAGAAGCATCTTGGCGTTGCATTTTTAGACTCTTCATTAAAAGGAGATTTGTTCTATCAACCCTTTTTTCTAACCGGGAATAATCATTGAAAACAATGGTGTTACCGGAAGAGGATGCTAAATATGTCGGTGAAGTACCAGTAATAAAGAGGTTAGGTACCTCAACCGGACGCGGTGGCAAATAAAGCATCTCACTTCTAAGAGGTGGAGTTATCCTCTCCTTCCATCGTTTATATTGTTCCGCACGGTTCTGCCAGGGACCGGGCTCGTTAAAATAGGTGTCAGTATCATAATCAGGATTCAATAGATGTTCAGTACCGTCCAGACCGGAATATAATTGTTCCTGAATGCAATCAACGAGTACATTCTTATGTTCTTCCATACACCTAATACATTCCTCTTCAAACTCGGATGCAATGGAATGAATAACTCTATGTAATTCATCAAAATCTGCCATACAGTAAAAATATAACGGGCCGGGCTGTAATCACACCCCAGCCCGTCGGTTACTTAGTTATCGCATCGTACACTTCCGAGAGCTTCTTCTTGCGGTCAGCTTCCTTCAGTTCCTGCCACACGACTTTAATGTGTGCATTAATAAACTCTTCCTTCGTCATGCCCTTCACAGCAACCTCGACGAACGTAACATTATCTACCTTCATGACACCTGCTCGATACCTCTGATTCCTTTTTCATACAATACAGAAGGAGCTTTCAACGAAGGAACCGCCCCGGCTTTAGGAACAATGGTAATGATACCATCCGAATATGTAGCGGAAGTTACGTTATTCATAACTTCAGCAGCACCATCAGCAATAAGACTGCCAAATTCTTCTGTACGGTCATAACCACCAACAACTTCAACTATTTTGTAAGTATTTTCGGCCTCCAACTTTTGAAACACAACATCAACCAAGCCTTTAACGAAATTCTTGGGATTGAAGTCTAACTGCACGTAGTCAAAGTGCAATTGGCTGTCTTCCACATCTTCATGTGAAAAACTAACAGTCATCGCAGACTTAGCACTACTGGTCGGGTACTGTGTCACGGTCGGGTAAACAGTAGACATCGGAATACCGGCAAGGATATCAGTGTCATCATTATAACCGATCAACATATTATCCTGATTCCAAAAGTAAACGTCCCATCCTTTATTGGCACATTTCAGAAGCTGGGCATTCAAAACCTCATCAAATTTCTTCAAAGTGAAGGTGTCTGTTTGAGCGCTAAGCCCGTTGTATTCACTTGCACCGTACCCTACAGGATTAACTTGAGGCTCTCCACCATTCTTGGCATACTCCAGGAATGGCAAAATAGGGTAAATACGCCCGGGACGGTCTGCATGGCACAATTCGAGCAACTTCTCACCTGTTATATCAGCAGGGAGTTTGACACCATGTTCTGTCAAGATAGCACCTTTGACCTTTTTCCAGTCAATGCTACAAGCAGAACTACCAGTGTTCATCCGGGAACCCTTACACGTTCTAATCTTTCTCATTTTCTTCTACAATTAAGATTATTAATTTTTATTTCCATCGAGCGTATATTTATGGCATCAATCGGCTCGCTCACAGCCTCACCGGAATCTGTATAGGCTCCGTATCTGCCATATGAATAGTTTTCTGAATAACTATGTTTCACTTTTTCGTCATAGTCGCAGTCGAACCGAGAATCTTCATATAATACTTCCAATAAACGTTTATAGATTGGCCGAAGGATATTTTTAAAAGATGTGGTTCTGCGCATCTCATTGCTCCACTCTTTACAAGAAGAACATGCTATAATTAACGAAACCTTTGCTTTTGAAAAATAATCCGCGTCACCTCTATCCTCACTAATTGGAGTGAATAGTGCAACCAATGGAAACTTCCTTTCAGACTGGGCAGAAGACTTACTGTATTCATCTAAAATATCTTTGATATATTGACTGCTACCGAAGATGTAATTCAACCTTGGGGACTTCACAACTTTAGTTCCCCCTTTCCCATTTGGATAGAGGATTTCAAGCCCTTCTGGAAGTTCCTTTACAATCTCCTCAAACAGTTCTGTTATATCTAAATCTATCATAAATTGAAAGCATTAATTGGGGTCAAAAGATTCTTGGTTATTTGCACATCGAAAGGACAATCATTCGACATAGCCCATTCAACAAACTGTTTATTCTTCTCTACCATGCTATTCCATGTGCTTACTTGTCTCTTCAAAGGAGCTATATATTCATTAGCACATTTCAAACGGACAAGCCCGGTTATTGTAGCCTGGGTGTTTGCGTCACGAAGAATATGATAAAAGACATAGTCAGCGAACGGTTCACACAGCTTCTCGCATAATACTGCATATCCGGACTGGGGGGCTTCCTTCTCTTCTGAAATATCAACTTCATCTGAAGAATCTTCCTTTTCCCGTTCAATAAGCTCCAAATAATCTGTGATAGCTTGGGAAAGAGTCACACCAACAACATTCCGGAGAAATTCGGGCTGAAATGCCTTAATATACCCATTTATCACCTCATTCACAGCAAGAGATTGGGGCGAAGGCATTTCAGCGACCGAAACATTCTCAATATGCCTGGGACCTGACATAAAATATGAAACATCAATCAACATGGCAATAGTTATTTAGAAGCCTTACCCTTTCCGGTTTTCTTTTCATCTTCCACGGAAACGGTTTTATCATCAACAACAGTTACTTCCTTAGCATCTCCAGCAGGCAATTCTTTTGAATCGGCAGCCGGAAGATTCTTGTTATCAGAAGGAATCAGGGCTTCAAGTTCTGCAATACGAGCTTTCATTGTATCACGTTCATCTGTCAGTTCAACAATAGCTTTATCTTTCTCCGTAATGAATTCAGTAAGTTCACCGATTTTCGCATCTTTCTCTGTGAGCATACATTCCAATGTCTTTCGAGCATCTTCTTCTGTAACAAGACCACACTCGGAAATAGGGGTGAATGAAACCACCCCTCTACCAATCCGAATGCGTTGCTCTTTAAGCACATTGGCTACATCCTTATCATTACCTCTAAGTATGTAATCCATAATATTACTTTTTAGTAATTGCTTCTTTCAGTTCAGCCAAATCTCCATAAGCAAATGCCCAAGGATTGTAAACAGGGAAAATCACCTCTTCACTGGCAATAAGAACCACCTCATTACACAACTTCGTTTCCACATCTTCAGCCCACTCTAACGCAAGATTAGTGTAGTCAACGATAGATGCACCCATGTGCATATCACCAATAAAGTATTTACCGGGTAACATACCGGTACTCTCTACAATCGGACGGTTAGCAATATGCTTAACACCATTGACAACCTTAATAATGCCAAGGTTACGCCCAGTTGTATCCTTCTCTGATTCCATCGCATTAACATCTGACGGATTGAGAGTAATAGCATTGGGATAATACTGTGCATAGGTCATCACGGCAAATGCCGTCTTAATAACATCTTCCGAGTTAGGAGCTTCGATACTTTGGAAGAATGAGTTGTTGACAGTAAATGTCATATTTGCAATGGCTGTTTCCTCACCGGCAAAAGCAACACCTTTCAACAAGATTTGACGGTCATTCATCTTGATAATAGGATTCGCTTTGTTCAAATCTGTCACAACAGCAGCATTGGCAAATGTAATAACCATACCATTGAGCATCAGATCGTACGGCTTTGTGAATTCAACAATTGTGTCTTTGCCCCCATTATGGCTTTCGACAGACTTCACACTACCTGCTTCTCCCTTAATGATAGTATCTTTGATGATACTTTCAACTGGAAGCACTCCAGTGTGATTAGTAATGCCTAACAGGTTCTCACCGTTCCCATCACCAAATAACATGTTCCAATCTTCAGCAAGCCATACAGCTTCCGGTAACATATTCAGAATATAACTTCTGATGAAAACACGACTCTTCAACATACGTTTGGAAATTCTGATATGGGTACCAAGTCGTTTCGTACCTGTCTGAATTTCCTTCATCTTAATGCTTGACTCCGGTAAACGACCGTTTTCAGTAACGTACCGTGCATTCCTGTCGAAGTCATACACTTGTGTAAAGGCGAGCTGCGTATATGTAGGATCACCCTGCAAAGTCGTAATGACATTACGCATATGAATCTTCTGATTACTTACCTGGCTAACAACACGGTTCTGCTGTTGGGTAATCATGATTTCACCACTGTAATTGTCGGTCATGGACACAATATCTTTCAAGCTGAATCCCTCAAAAGAACCTGTTTTACGGCTGTGACCGGCTGCAAACTCCTTGAACTTCTCACTATCAAGCATTTCGCTCAATTTCTCGTCGAACTTATTGATAGTATCCATAGATAAGCCTTTTTGCTTCATTTTTTCAATGCTTTCTCCAAGGCTCTTAACCTGGTCAACAAGTGTTTCATTGTCTTTAATCAATTGAGCAAACTTCTCGCCGTCATAAGACTTCAATAAGTTATTAATTTCTCCAAACTGTTTAGTCACATCATCAGGCGTAACAACTCCTTCCAGTGATTTATTTACGACTTCACACATCATGCCGACGATGTTTTCCATGAATGTTTTCTGTTCTGCTGGCAGACCATCTGTTTTCAGATTAAAATCTGATACTGTAAATTTTTTAAGCATAAAATTTAAATTTTAAGTTATTTATTATCGAAACAACTATTCAAACTTTTGAAATCGAATAAAGTGCAATTATCAGCGGCTTTAGTCGTTACTCCATCGTTACCATTTTCCCCGTCATTCTTTTCTTGAGTGTCAACAGACGGCTCATTTTTTCCGGTGGTATTTTCAGAAGTGTTTTGCAGAATAGCATTCGAACGATATACTTTTCCCCAACAGTGGGGACATCTTACATAATTCATAAGGTCTTGTAGACCCTTTTGAGTAAATTCTTTCTTTTCTGATTTGACAGAATCAATAAGAGAAATTACTTGGGTTCTAATCTCCGGAGTGAGCTTCTCCATTTCTTCCCTTACAATGTCCTGTGTTATCCATCTCTGATAATCAGCAGCATAATCTAATACCTGTTGGGCAAAGGTATGCTCTGTTTCTGCATCATAATCAAATTGATAACCACAATGAGGACATGAGACAACGGCACCACCGTTGAGGCTCTTCAGTAATAAACTTAATTCCATATCGTATCCTTTTAAACGTTCATCACTATATCCATGCTGCAAGAACGCTTTCCGGACGAAATCAACAGCTTCCTTTACCTGGTCAGCAGTAGCAGACTTGATATTCACAAGGAACGTCTGTGGATTACTCCCCCAACTTGTCAATGTTGAATATTCCATCATACGCCATTCAAGCACCTTACAAGGATCGATAGAATCCCTTTTGATGGCTTTTACTCCGATAGAGTGTTCTAGGGTTCTTCCATTCTCTGCAAACAGCTTATAATCAGCTAACGTATCACGGCCAATCTGTTTTTCAAGATTTAACTGACCGACCATAACCAAATTACCTTCTGTTTCCTTACCACTCAACGGAACACCTAACAACTGGTCTGTACGATGATTCAGGAACCAACGCATCCGACCAATATTTTCTTTCAATGTCTTATTGAATGAGCCGGGCATAGATATGTCATTTTGTGAGTCCTTCACACCGATACCGTTCACCGCAACGGTAACGATACCCTTCTCATCAACATCATTTGCCTTTGTCTTGTACTGAAGGCTTTTGATTTTCTCTTCCATCTTTTTCATCTCCACTTTTAGTGTTAAAAACTCGATTTACTTTATCCAGTTCCTCATCTGACATATCAAATTTCAATTTGTCAAACAAGGGATTTTCTATCATACTTTCGCCTATTTGGGCACGCCAGTCATTGAGTGTTATAAGCCCACATGAGAATTGTTCACGACAACGTTTATTTATATTTGTCTTTACGTCTTCGGATTCTTTCAATCCTTCCTGCAAACAATCAACATCAGAGAAATCACAATCCAAATAATATCCCCCTCCTTCAAGACCAAGGAAAGCTGTAAAATCCTTGCAGAATTGTTTGGCCATAGGAATAACAGTTGAACAATATACGCTCTTTTCAGCAGTAGCCTGATTGCTAAATGTGGACTGGTCTTTTCGCGGAACAAGAACGGCAGGGATGCCGTATGCCCCTGCAATATTTATTGCATCAGCCAAAGTCTCTTCAAACGGCTGTAACTCTGCAATAGAAAGATTAGTACGAACAAAGTCAATGTCTGCATCTGAAATACCATAAGGTACCTGGCCCTTCCTTACACCATACTTCTCAAAATTTTGCTTCAAAAGCTGTTCCTTTTCATCGTCAGTCAACGCTATTGAACCGGTAGCATCAGTTTTCTTACTTACAATAAAGCCCAATCCACCCCGCTTTACATAAATCACATTTCTAGCTTCATATACAGCTATTAGATTTGACATTGGCTTATTTTGGGAAGCAAGACGACTTTTGGACTTCAAGAACATAGCCCCTGAATAGAACTCTGCACTTCCGTCTCTATCATGCCATATTTGGTATGGAGGAATTTCCAAACTACCATTCCAACCATACTCCAAACGATAGCTACGAATAATATCTTCTGTTTGGGCAATGCCAAACAATGGTATATTCCCGTAAACAGGTTCTACAATAGTCTTATCAGAAGGTAGCACCCAATAATTATCGCAATATCTCCATTTTTCAGCTGTAGAAAAGACATCAGGCATAGCGGCACGAATAAAGCTATTCCCTGTACACAATTTATAAATATGGTGCTGATAAATCAATTCTTTCCAACGCATCAAACAATTAGGACGACTAAGTATGCCATTCATTCGTTTATTCGCCCATACTATACTGTCATCCTTAGTTTTCTTCAATTGAAAATTAGCACCTGCAATTCGCGATGCAATATAATCGATCGGGAAAAAGACTTCAGGTATCGTACTGAATAGCGTTAGATAGTTACTGCCCGCTACAATAGGACTAGTAAGGTCCTCAATGTATGCAACTGACCATTTTTCAGCCTTGCCACTTTGAGTATCTATATCCTTATTTTCAGATGAAGTAACTATTTCAACTTCACCTTTAGTCTTAGATTTCTTTCCAAATAGATTATCAAAAAAAATATTCATTGGGTTCCTTTTTGAGCAAAACTAAGTAAAAAGGAAAACCGTTTTCCAAAACACTAAAATCTTGAAATTACGAAAACATAATATCAACAATACAACATCCTTATTTTCAATCACATATAACGCAATTCAATTCAAACCTAATTTTACAACGAACTGTACTAGCCCACTCAAAACAGCACTGGCCTCTTTTGTTTCACTATCTTTATTATAGTCCATCAGATTATTCATGAAGGCAACATATTCCGTATCAGATTCTACTTTTGATGCAGAAAAAAGAATACTATTTTTCACATAATCAGATGTTGCAGCAATACGCTTATCTACATCCGGAAACTCTTTCATTACACGAATCTCCTTGTTTGTACTAGAACGGAGTTCCCGGATAAAAGGGAAATAAGCATCTGTACATTCAATTACACATGAATCAGATTCATGGGACAAAATAGAAGAACGTATATCTTCTGTTGAAGTAGTATCCATAAATACGACATCAACAACATGCCATTTATTTCCACATCTAAACGCTTGTATAAGGACAAATTTCCCATTAACATTCGGCATCACATATAGAATCTTCTTAGTGTATTTACATTCGGTATCTGGATTGAAGAAATTAATAGTGCCATTACAAGCATACAAGTTTCTTTTTCGCCGGTTACTAAACTCTATATACTGCTCACTACACAAATCCACAACGACATATCGGAACGTATCAGACAGGTGTCCGTGCTCCTCATAAGTCTGCAAGGTAGTTTTATTCTTGACCTTAGTTTTAAGAATGGCACCGTTAGCATCTTTCTGTACGCTCATGTAGTCCTCAATAGATACCGAACATGATTCGTCAATGTGTATCTCTATACCGGGAACAGTACAATCAAAGATAGCATTGATAAACTCACCGGTCATGGCAACACTCGGATTCTTGTTGCCTACCTTATCTTCAATCTCGAATCCTTCTTTCTGCAATGTATCTATGAATAAGTCCATCCAGGAACGCTTCTCATCGTCAATGCTGTTTGCCGCTTTCGTTGATGCATCACCATGTACATATAACCTATCAGAATATTGGATAGATTTCAGATACTTTGCAACAAGTTTGGAAGCTTTCTTTACTGTATTGTTGGGGCTTTCAGCACACGTTTCATGGAATTGCCAAACCTTGGTACCAGTTGTGAAATCGACCTGCCAATATGATACGCTGATATACGGAAGCACGTTGTTATCGACAGAGATATGAATAGGTAAGTCCGGAACATACTTATGCTCACCGGAATGTTTGCCACGATTGAAGGAACCGAAGAACTCACTACCGGTACGAATGACACCCCATTCTCCCAATGCGTACACATTGTAATAGTCCGGATCGTGAACTCTATCATACTCAAAGTCGGCAACACATTGCTCATCATAGAAACCATACGTACCGTCAGGACTACCAACAACCCAAAAATTATTCAAATAGGTAGATTGGATAATAACTGTATTAGGTGCCTGTTCCTCGATTTGCTTAGTACGAAGATTAAGTATTTGCCTGGGTGCATTCTTCTTTACGGATTTGACCTTGGTAAGTTCTTTCGGCAACTCTTTGCCGGCAATGGTAACCGTCATCGGTACATCATGCCATTTGTCTTTATCAATGAACTCTTTCTTTATCCAGTGGCTTTCACTGATCGGATTAAAGGTACAAATAATCTGCTGCCCTTTCTTACCACGCAAACGCTTACGTAGCTGCTTGAAATCCGGATGCTCGAACTCTGACCATTCCTCTAACTGAACACGCTTATAGTTGGAGATACCTTTTATCTTTTCCGGATCGTCAAGACCGGAAAAATCTATCTTCGCACCATTAACCAGACACTTAATAGTATTCTGTTGGAACTTGAACAAATGGGATATGCCAAGACCGGCCGCAGCGACTTTATAATCTTCATAAATGGTTTTGAGAATAGAAGCTCCTACCTTACGCATAACAAGAGTGTTCTCACCGTCCTGTAATGTCTGTATCAGTATGGTTTGTGCCACACTGTACGATTTACCGGAAGATGAGCCACCATAGAGAATGATAAAACGGATAGTCTCATCATTCAAGTACTTCAATAGATAGAATCCGTTAGGATTTAGCTTCTTATAATTTATAACCATATTGTTCTAAAAGTAAGGTTTCTCCGTAGGGTGAATACCGGATTTTGCAGTTAAAATTGTTCTATTCTTCCGAATTCTCATTATCTTCAAATCCGATACGAAGTTCACCGACTTTATTTCCGTCTCCACCTTTGATGTTGACATTCTTATCGGCTTCCCATCCATTCCAGGCACCAAGAATCCGGGCCGCTTCTGTTTTGCCATTGAACTCATAGGTAACCTCTCCTCTCTTATTCTGTATCTTCTTCAATGCGTTACGGGCACGTTTGGGAAGTTGGGAAGGAGTTCTCATTTTTGTTTTCCCGGTTGCAGGGTCAACAAAATGAAGATCATCGGGATTGGCAAGCACTATATCCATTAATACCCTCTCAACAGTTTTCCTCTCTACTTCAGACTCTTTCGCTCTCTGCGCCTTAATCTCATTTATCCTTGTACTAACCTTGCTATTTGCTAATAGTCTACTCGCAGCGCTCCAAATTGTCTCTGGCTTCATGTTGGAAGTATTATAAGACATTCGATATGCTTCACTTGCATTACCTTCTGTATCAACGTAATATTTACAGAATTTCTCTTGCTTAAATGTTAATGGTTCCTCTCGCTTTCCCATATCAATTATTGTTTATTCCTATGAGAAAAAGAAGCTGCTCTCTATCTCTTAAAAGCTCATAGGTGGCAAGTAATGTACTGCCGGTTGTTAATATGTCATCATACACTATTATCTTCTTTTCCTTTATCGGACGAAGAAGAAAGAATTCCGGATTCAATCTATCTTTAGTCAGGCATTGAATTGCATTCTCATAGAATGGTATTTTCACCGCCCCCGCTATTTTCGCGCAGATAGAGGTTGCAAAATGAAAGCCCTCGTAGTGTCTCCGTCGCGGTGTGGTGACTATACACCATCCTTCGCATCCCCCTACAATAAAACGGTGGAGAAACTCACACGCTCTCTCTGCAAAGAATGATGCGAGTTCCTCCGACTGTTTGATTTCTGAAAAGCTGGTACCAGTCTTGGAACGGGCGAACTGGGAGATGTAATAGATATCACCCTTTTTATGAAGTGATACCTTTTCTTTCAGATCACATAACCGTTCCTGATGAGACCAGCTCTTACATTTCACCGCTTCCGGCTTATCCCAGTCGTCAATACGACATATCTTTCCCTTTCCTTTCATCAAAGATCTTCTTTACTCCGTCCTCGACAGATGTGTAAGACAAAGGTACTAAATAGATATCCCGGTTCACCGACTGCTCCAAATTGTCAAAATCCCGTTTTTCATTAATTAGCTCAATTTCAAGAGGTTTGTAGTATTTTACTAAAGTAGCAAAATACATCGTAGTCACCGGTTGTACATTACAGATGTTGATTAGCTGACGGTTACATCCTATCGCATAGATAAGTCCTTCGACAACATCATCCATGTAAGTAAAGCTCCGGATATTCTGACCGCAGTTGTATAATGACACCCTTTCCTCATTAAGCAGGAACCAGAGAAGAGTTCTTTCACGTGGGTTTGGTGAATATACATTATGCAGCCGGCATCCGGTAGCAGTCTTACAATAGACAGATGCATACTGTTCATCGAAATGTTTACTTATTCCATACATGGAAGTAGTGTTCACAGGATTCGCTGTTGACGAGCTGGCGTACACCAACTTCACCCGGTATAGGTTACAGGCATTGGCAACACTCATAAAGGTATCAATATTATCTTTCCGGATCTGCTCCAAATTTTCATTGAAAACACTTGTTTGTGCTGCAAGGTGAAATACGCAGTCGATATCACCTTTTTTCAAAAGTTCATGAACATTTGATGCTTCAGTTCCGTTCTTTCGGTCAATACCAATGACTTCAACACCTCTTTTTGACAATTCCCGGCAAAGAGCTTTACCAATAAAACCCCCGCTACCAGTTACAATTATTTTCTTCATCATCACAAAAAATAAAGGGCGCATCTTAAAAAGACGCACCTAGGTTCAACATTAATTTAAAGAATTAGTTATATTTGCGGCAGATACCAAATAGGTATCATTGTGACGTTCAGTCTCTCCTTTGTAGAAAGCGGCAATTTTCAACAAAGTAAGGTGATAGATTGAACGGTGTTCGCGTTTTGTATTATCACAAATATGCGTGCCCGTTTAATATCTATGCTTCCTTACTTGGGTTGTTTGCCGCACCTCTACGAAGGGTATATTTATTGAATTGGGCACGTTCTTATTTTAACAATACAAAACATGAGTAACTTTAGATCATTCAAAAGCTTCTTCTATTTCAATAGAGAAATAGTGTACTTAATCACCTTTGGGTATATAGTACTAATCTTTATCATCGTAATACTAAGTGTGGTAATCAGAGAACAAAATCAGACTATTAGGCTGCTACAAAATGGGATACTTAGAAAATATCCGGAATCACATATTATTCATAAGCCTCGCATAAATGGACTGTTAGACTGCGAATACAGAATGATAATGAACTCAAAGATTAATCACAGGTAAACTATGTGCTTACTACTTCCCATTCACTTTCCATGATCACATAACCACATTTATTGCAACTATGTAAATACGTTGGATATGGAGCTGTCGTGTAATCTTCAATAGCGATTTCATGGCTGCCACATTCCGGGCATTCGATTGTAACTTCTTTCAGTCCATCAAAATCCCAGAAAGAAAGTTTTCCCTTTGCAGGTATAGGTTCCGAGAATAATACAGCATTAGAAAGTACCCAATTATATACCCCCTTCTCCGCCCATACAGAGAGATGATTAACAACACAATCAGTTATCATCACACTACCAATAATAGCAGAATTGACAATACTATTACCACATATAAGCTCACGTTGAAACCCCATAGAAAACCGGTCCCATTGAGCTTTTGTAAATACACTATTAGGATTTACCATTTCTATCGGTACTGCGCTTGCATGGATTAGTACACGTTTTCCTATGTACTTCTTAGGGCATGGCCATGTACGATTCTCAATATCTTTCACTCCGGAACATATCAAATAAGCCCACGGCTGTTTTACTGAAATAGCTTTCATATGCTTTTCGATTTATTGAACTATTCTATAAATACACTCAACTATCAGTACTGAAAAAGTAATGAAAAAAAGAGACTTCCAATACTTAATCTTTCTTTCATGCTTACTTTTACATAAATTCCATTCATATTCTACAACTGATTTACAATCATCTTTGTAGTGTTCAAAATGTTTGTTAATGTAATGGGTAATATCATCTACAATGGTATGCTTAACCTCTTCAGATACAGATTCCGGCCAACCACGTTCATCGTAATTCAATTCGGTAATAACCTGTTGTCTTATTACTTTTTCCACACCATTTATACGGAAGCGCATTGATATTCCACTCGATTTAACATGACGCAAGAACATCTCTTTGGCAAGTTTCTCAACCTCTTCTTCTTTCAGCTTGGCTATTGCGTCAATCCGATCGAATTCTTCTTCATCAACGATGATAATAGGATTCTCCGGCTTCATTCTATGTATTTCCATAATATTCTTTTCTATTCTTGAATTTACTTAAATCCCCATTCTCTCATATAATCAATATTATCCGGAAATCCATCAACTTTTATTGGACTTAGGAAAATTCTTTCACTTTTTAAATCTGTACCACCCCATATTGTAGGCTTACATTCATCGAAGCCTATTTTATCAGATTTACTCAATGAGAAATTAGGCTGAAAACCGTATCCTTGTACACTCTGTCCCAAATACCCACATGCCTTTATAGCCCAATTTAAAGCAATCTCTTTGTGATAATAATTATTGGAATATACAGCAACATAAATTTTATGTTGAAACAAACCGGTTTCCGTTAAATCAGGCTGGCAACTAATGCAGAAATACTCAATCCTTGAAAGTATTTCTTTCACAAACGTCTCGTACTTTTCACATTCTTCTTTAGATAAGAATTCTTTGTTGTCATCTGCAACATAGATTTTCTTAGTAACTTCTTTTTCTAACATAATTAACTCCTTTCACAATGTTATACATTAATTCCAAATAGGATGTTCACAGTTCCGGCAATATCCGGCTGTCAATTCATCACTACATTTCAGATAATTCACTTTCTTGCAATTAGGACACACGTATCGCCTGTAACCTAATATGCGCCCCAATACGTTTAATATCAATCTTTTCATTGTAATCCGTATTTTTCGTTAAACACAGAATCAGCTTGCCGAAATTGCTTCGTGAAGCGATTCTCTTTATATTTTCTCTGTGGAACACATCCTGCCATCAGGACAAGAAGTGTGCAGATAAGTAGTATCTTCTTCATCTCTATTTTGCTTTAAATAATAGTTACATTTAAATCCCTTCCTTGGTGAGAAGTCTGCAAAATCGCAGGTTTTAAATATTTGATGCTTGTTAGCCCATTGTGCAATATCCTTTTCATATAAAGTCGGTTTGCGGTCATTATTAAAGTCCCGGTATGGCTGTACAAAAGGAGAAATTCCTAACTCTTTAAGCCTATTTAGTCGATACATATCCTGTTCTACTGTGGAGTTAAAACCTACTAAGACATAACAAGACAAATTACGAGGCTTGATATATTTAGTAACTTCTCTCAACTTTTCTGTAAGGTCAATCTCCGGCAAATCCCAAGCGATGTGGATTCTTCTTTTCAATTTCAACTTACTCAAATAAAAAGCCTGTTCCTCATTCATAATACGTACATCAACACCGTGCAAATTAACCATTTGCCCTTTTTTCTGTAAGTAATTGATCGCATCCTGCCATTCAGGGTTTGCAAAAAAATTGTTATCTAACACCTCGATCCATTCTCCCTTAGGATTCAACTCAACCGGTTCTACTGCCTGGATATATCCCTCTTTTTCACGAACCAAACAAAACGGACATTTCCGAATGCAACCACGTGAGAAAAACTGAAGAGAAAAGTTATATTGAGGATAAATGGAATAGTCCATTAATACACTACTTTCAATCTCACATGATAATTGCTTCTTTATGTCATAGCCAGTCCCACCTTTCTCTATTATGTCAGCCTGCAAAGTCAAGTAATTGAAGTCAGGAGTGAAAGTAAACACTTTGCTTGCCAATACCTTGTCATATTGATTGAAAGGGGTAGCCCATTCCACTTGGTCACCTCTCGCCTTATGATATGCAGATACACGCATAAGAGCGAAGTTAGGAAAGTTGTGCCCGTCAACGTCTATTAATCCAATATTCATTATTTTTCTTATGAGAGTTATTTATTCCGATTGTTATATCTCCAAGCTCTGATAAACCACTTTGCTAATTCCCAAAGAACCCGTGGAGAAAATATTACCTTTTTAATTACATAGAATGGTATTATAGTTTCCATTGCTATGTAGTAACTATCTTTAAACTTTCTATGCCTTGTACACGATTCTGCTAAATTCTTCTGGTTTAAATCAACCCAGCCATGATAATGTACACCGATAAAATTTTTGTGTAACCAAAATTCGGTTAGTCTCTTTCGGTTCTTGCAATCAGTCTGACATATAAAAAATCCCCATCCCATAATTATACCTCATATTCTTCCCAAAAATAAAATTCGCCTTCTTTGATACAAAGACGAGTATTTTCTTCTTGTATATCCTCTACACTCATAGAGGATTTAGGTACCGTATATTGTCCCCATTCTGAATTTGTGTAATGTTCTTCATCAGTTTTTTCCAACGAAATAGTAACTAATGTATTTCCATTCTTCAAAAATTTAGCTTCACTTTCTAATTCACTACCATCCATATTATTGATGATATTTTTAATTTCTTTCCAGGTCATAATTTTAGTTATATTGGTTTGACTTTTAGTTCCTTACATCTATAAAGATAATCGTTATTGACAAGTTTAACAAACAGAAACTTCGCCTTTTTAACGCCATTTTATTCAGTCTTTTTCTTCAACAATTCAAGTACTTTTCTTTCCCCTTCTTTTAGTCCATCGACGTAGCCTTTTGCATGTTCACCGGCATTATATACTATAAAAGAGAGGATCAACAGAAATAGTCCGAGTGAACGATGCCAGTACGGAAGCTGGACCGCAAACGGTTTGATTGTTATAGACAAATGCCCTACATATAGCAGGAACACAAACAAAATCACACATGAAATAATTGTTGTTTTCATATTAATCTGTAAATAAATTAAGTTGAGTTGTAAACTCGGGTTTATAAATTCTAAATTTACGGTTAAAGAAAGTCTCAAAGGCTGTTACAATTTCAGAGATGGTATTATCAGCAATTCCTAATAATTTATCATCGGCAACTATAAGAGATAAAGCCTTGTCAAGAGTCATTTTCTTCTCAATAAACAGGGAATACACCAAATATCTACGGGTATATTCCCCAGCCTTGAGTGACTCAACTTCTTCAGGAGTGGCCTTTCTCTTGTACAATACTTTATACCAATGTGTTTCAGCAGTACGAGCACGCTTTTGTCTCGGTAACAAGTCATAAAACACGGCAATTTCATTCTTTTGGATACACTTATGTTTTTTACGAACACCATACATCACATAAGGAGTGTTCCAATCCGGATGAGTCTTTCGATATTCAAGTTCCAGCTCTCGATCAATAAGATCCTGATCAAAGTCTTGTTTCATTAACCATTCTTCGAACCAGGCAGTAAGTGCTTCTTCTCTATCATAATAGTCCTTTCCATTAACGAATATAGGTATGCTGCTCATTGCTGCTTGTTTTTAGACTTTCTTTCACTGTTTACTTTTGACATACACATACGACACCATGACGATAAACACCGGTATTTCTTTCCATGCGAAGTAATCGCATTTACGTAAAACCGATTGAGATAGAAATAGTGGCCGCAATGGGTACATTTTTTCATCTCTCTACCACCTGCATCAAACTTTCTATTTCGAGGTTTACGACGAATAAGAGTACATCCCTTACAATAATTATCTTCACCGCGATATCGACGGCAATGCGAAAGGGATTTTACTCCACATTTCGCAAATGCTTTGCAATCAACACGTACAAATGAATGTGTACTCATAGCCTTCGTTTATTTTGAAACTTATTTAACACACGAGAAATTACCTCCATATTATCAGTCATCATCCATTCTTTTGCAACGTTCCAAGCAAGACTCATAACTGGATTAAAATTATCTTTCCTTACCGTATGGTGAGATAAACGTCCTTCAGTTGGTTTCAAATTCTTATCATGTAAAATACATAACCCATTTTCAAAGAAAGCACAATACTCTTTGCCAGCAACAGGTTGAATCATTGGAACAGCAACATTGATAACTCCTAAAAAGATACCGGTAGCCCAATTTGTCAGTTCCAATCTATCTGCGTAACCTGCATCAATAATCCTTTCAATATCATCAGGAGTACCAAGACAAGGAGTATGACATTGTTGTTTACAAATGCTACATGAACATTGAACAGGTACACGACCTGATGCCCTCATTACCCTTTGTAATGAGGCTTCTCTTGACAACTCCCCCATAATTATTCAGTAATTGAATTTAAGATAACTTTCGCACGCTCTATACACCAACGATTGAGGTATGACTGCCAGCAACCAATAGAGGGAGTCCACCTAAAAGTATTATTTTCTTTCAACTGTGACCGGATTTCCTTACTCGGAATACCGGCAAAAAATAACTGCAGACGGTTTTCTTTAGCATTCTCAACGACACGTACACCATTGATAGTGTATTCTTTATCTTCTGTCTCTTTTAGCTTTCTTGCCCGATCACGACGCTGTTTCGCATCCCGAATACGTGCATTATTATTAGAAAGCATATAAGAAGGAAAACCATACTCACCATAACGGTCAGGCTTAGTTAGCTCAATAGCTTTATTCTCTGAAAAGCCTAAAGTTTGCAGTTGTTCAACCTTCGCAATATCATTTAGTTTTTTACTTCTAACTATCTTATTAGCAGCTTTCATCATTCCTTGAGCTTTCTCTAACGCATCGACCTTTTCTTGCAATCTGTCTACTGCGTCATCATCTCCTAAATAAATGGAGTTATTATTTTCAGTAGCTTCCGCTTTCTGTGCAAAGTACTCTGCCTTCTTGGAAAGCTCAATACTTCTATCCATTTTGGCCCCTATTTTATCCCGATATTTACGATCTGCTAATCCGTGCACAGGTTGTCCCATTGGAATAATACTTGCCATTTCTGACGATTGCCTGCAAGCTACATCTGCAGCTTCGTTACTTTTCCTTGCAAGTTCTCTGAATCTATCAGCTCTTGCTTCCTGCCTTTCTTTTCTGTTCATAATTCTTTGGTTTAATTTGGTTTGACTTTTATAAAATTGAAAGACCACAGCCTAAACTGTGGTCTTATCATTACTTCGACTTATCAGTAGGAAGCAAATCATCAAATAATCCGGGAACTCGCGGCTGTAACGCTTCAAATTCTTCCCGGAAAAACTCTTCTTTGGTCCTACCTTGCTTTTTCCCTTTCCTTGTATGTACATCAAAAGTATATACTGGGATGGCAATAGGATAACGTCTAACATCATCTATCCATTTTTCTATGTCAACATCTCTTCTGTCATAAATAAAGTTCTGCAAATGATCTGCATCCCGGTTCTTCCTACATTCACAAAGAAGAATAACCGCTTTGCTGACAAATATCCTGCCTTTGGGGGCAGTAACATTTTTATTTACCAGCTCATGACCTTGCCATAATGCTTCTATCTCTTTTGTTATGATACCGAAGCAATCCTCTGCACTAATGGTATATAAACGCTTCCACACATAGTCGCGGTATCCACTCGCCCATAATTCCAAGGCAAAAAAGCCGGCTACCCCAGTATCGGCTCGCCGGATCGCTTTTTGCATTGCAGAACTCACCTCGAAGAAATCATATCCGCAAACTGTTCTAATAATCATAATTCTAATTTAATGGTTTGACTTTTAATTGATTACATCAGTAAATTTAGCTAAAAAAGACGGATATAGCAAACAGATTGAACGCCATTTAAACGCCTTTTTTACAGGTTATTAGAACTTGAATTTGCAGGATATGTTATACTGTACAAGCTGCTTCGTCTTATCCTTTCCATTATTCGTCGCACTCTTGAGCTGGATACTATCACCGAAGTTCTTTTTAATGAAAAGAATAGATTTGCGCTCTTCTTCCTGATTCCTGATCGAAGCAAGCCCACCGGCGTTCACAAATGTGCTCTTTTGCTCAAAATTATACCGTAAATCGGTTAAAATCTTACGCTCTTTGTACTTCATATAACAGGAAATCCAAAAATCTTCTTTCAAACGTATCTCTTCATTCCACCAAGTGTTCTTGTTATAGATTACTCCATAACTGCAACCGGTTATCATTTTAGACAGGGAAAGAAAGCCGGTTTCGTCGTACATAACAGGAGATATCCGGGAAGTGAAACCAAACAAATGCACGTCCATCATACTAGCCATCTCAAATAGAGATTGAATAATATTGGTGATTCTATCCTTATCTTTCACCCGGCACGGTTCACCTTTTTCTGCATAGATCGCTTTACAGGCATGAACATCATCATCGAGCATGAAGAGTTCACCAAAATGTTTCGCCATCCAATTACGTTTAGGGATGAGGCCGATTACATCGTCCGGATGAGTAACTATTTCACATTCCGGGTTAAACTGCTGGTATAAGTCAGCTTGACTTTCAGCAACGCAAATGATAGGATCGTTCACCAACTTTTTAGCGAACACCCGGTCATGGCGTTTATGACTTGGTATTACTATCTTGCAGGGCATGGCGAACGTCTTTTATATCAATTACATTGGATTTACTTATTTTCCCGGTTTTGTACGACTTCATGTGCTGCATGTCCAGCCTTTCACGAAGCCAGTTGCTATCTACCTCATTACTTGAGGTGATGATAAACAACTCATGTTTTTCGTCATACTTTGGAATGAGAGGATAAATGGCTGTATCATCCGTGATGGCATCGAAGCGCTCTTTAAATTCATCCTCTTTCTTCTCCGGGGCAAATTCGATGCCCCAATCTTGGAGTTCCGCCTTATTCCACTCGTTTTCCATAACGTCCAAATCATTCTCACCAAAATTGACATTATCTTTAGTGGCATATTCCCTCAACTTCTTAACGGGGGTATCAGGTGCCAGAATTTTACAAGGCAGTTCTTTATAACCTAACTCCTTGCAAGCTCGCAAACGTAAATTACCACAAACAACAATATATCTGCCATCATTGTAGGGAAAAACTATAAGTTCTCGAAGCTCAAGCATCTCTGGCGAATCCTGAATGCTTTTCTTCATCGCTTCAAAGCGGTAATCACGAAAAAAACGTGGATTTTTCGGCAATCCCGTGAGCTGCCCCTTATTAAAATCAAGTAGGCAGACTTGAATAATCTCTGTCATAACTAACTATATTAAAATCAACAACACAAAATCAACAACACAAACAGTCAGTAACAACACCTAATCATTTTTTCTATCATCGAACTCTATCTTATCTTTGATAAGCTGTTCAATGTCCTCACAACCAAATCTTTTTAAATAGGCAACAAGGTAAATTATCATCTCGGCGGCCAATTCTTCATCTTCCGAATATTTAGGAAGATTATCACTCCTATATTTAGAAGCAATATCGAATTTTCTCCAAACGGCTTCAATTCTTATGCTAAACGCTTTTCTTGAGCTATGCTCATTCATCTTAAAGCGCTTCCTCATGATATTCAAGCATCTCTGGGCAAACCTATTCAATGTTATCATATCGATCGGGTTAAATTGTTAGACTATGAATAATCTCACACGATTCTATTAGGTTGGTCTCTGATGCGAAACCAATGAACATATTCTTTATCTATCAGCATACTATTATTTATTTTGAGGGGTCTGTTGTATCTAAATATTTCCTGTACTCTAATTCTGTCTTAGCAAGATTGATTACGGTATTAACCCCTTGGAAAACTTGTTTTGCTTGGCTCACTTTACTAGGATCTTCTTTCACATCCTTAATTTGTTGAAGAACCAAATTCCTCAAATCTTGTAAAATGGTAGGGTTCACTGTAGACACCTTATTCAACCGTTCATTAGCCAACACGACAACTGTGTTTGTTATTGGCCGAAAACGATTCAATTTGGAAGCCAAATCAAACATACTAAATACCAATACTTTGCCATTATTCAAGTATATCTCAACTTCGGTACCATCATCACCGGTACCGTCACAGTAATTGAGAATTACAACTTCTTCATTCTGATAAAGGAATGGTTTATTAACCATTTCTTTCAATCTATCTATTGCTCCATCAGTCATGATTCATTCTTTTTTGTTGCTTTATTAATTTGTCTATTCAAAGCTCCTTTTAGTTTGATTAGGTACTGAACATCTTCCGGATATCGGGCATACAAAGAATTCTCTTTTTTTAATTGTTCAGAACGACTAATCATGTAAAGGTTCTCAATGGAAACGTTTTGCCTGTTGCCATCTTTAAACTGAATATTATAACCAGGGGGGATTTCTCCATTATGCTCAATCCATACAAGCCGATGTTTAAGTTCAAAGACATTCGGTTCGGCAGTTTTCACTTCAATGTAACCGTCACGAGTTATGCGTTCATAACCGACTGGTTTATGATTTTTGGGGACATGTCCTTTCTTAAATCGAGTAGCTTTCGTTTTTGCTAATTGTTCCTCTGACATATATTCCGTTTGCTTACGTCCCTTGTTCATCGGTTGGTGGCCTTTGGGAAAGAAGCTTTTAGAAGCGCATTGAAATTTAAATTCTTTAGATTTAAAGAGCCGTAATTTAAATGCAACTCCATTTACAGCAGAATAAGTGGTACCTAATATCTGTGCTATTTCCTCATTAGTATGATTGGGATACAACTTTTTCAATTTATCAAGTCTCTCACTATTCCAAAACGAGATTCTCGGAGAGCGCCTAAGTTTTCGAATCAAGGCCTTTGTTTTAACAGCACTAAGTGTTTTATCAAGACGCCTAGCAAGTTCTTTTAAATCAGCAGTCGGGTACTCACTGTCAAGTATAGCAAGTTGTTCGCCAGTCCACGTTTTCATAAGTGCGTCAATAAAGAGAGGAAACCACTAGGCTTCCTCTGTGTTATCGTTATTTAGCTCTTTCAGTCTTTCTTTGAGCTTCTTTTCTTTCTTATCATATGAATCCGCAAGTTTCTTAGAGAGCGCTTTGAAATCATCCGGATATTGTTCTGCAAAAAGGATTTTCTGACACTTTTGCAAATAGGAGTAGAAATTCACATTATTCGATGATAAGCATTCAGCAATAAAGGCTCTATACCATTGGTGTCGGTCAGCTTGGTTGTTTTTGACATAATTTACAAAATCACTCTCACCATTCCATTTTTTCAAATTCAGTTTTTCAAGATAAGTACTGCTACAACCGCTAAGAACCAGCACATCAAAAACAAGTTGTTCATTTTCAGAGAATTCTTTTGCTCTCTGATAATATGTTTTCTCTTGCGCCCACTTACGCATTTCTTCAGCAGACTTCTCCTTGACTATATCCTTCGCTCTTTTTAATTGGGCGTTTATTTTTTCCCTTTCTATCTCTTTTAGATCGGCAACGGCGGAAGTAGAGGAAGCCGTTTCTTTTCTAACATAATAGAAACTAACGTTAAATTCGGGAGAATAATGTCCAAAAAATGAAAGACAACGATAAACTTCTCCATCTTCAAGCATTTTCAAAGTGCGTTCATCATCTTCTGAATACCAGCACTTACATCTAAAGATTTCATCAGGATCAACTATTTCAAATCCAAGTTGTTTAACAGCTTCCAAAGTTTTTTCATAGAAAACCTTTCTATCTTCTCCCCAATATGTATCAGGACGTCTAGCGATAATTACTGTTTTTCCAAATGAAAGAGGTTCGCCAACTTTAACAAGATGTTCATATTCTAGTTGAATTTTCCGCGTCACATAAGCAATTTGTTTTTTCTCATAGCAAGCAGCATTGATACATCTAGCATCCTTACTATTCATTTCATAGAACAAACAACCATGATTACACGTATTATTCTCACATTGAGAACATGATTTAATATCAGTATTTTCCCAATTATCGGAATCATCTTTAATCCAAGGTGCGTTACCAAGCTCCATGAAAGAATTACTCACAAATTCTCGAATCATAGCAGTAGTACATTGTTCTTCCTCCTCCTCATGAAACTCTTTTTGAGTATCTTCATCCAATTTAGAAAGAATCATAGCACCGGACAATGGTATATCTCCATTTCTTACCCGCTCTTTTAGTTCAGGAATAAGAGAATTCAATTTAATACGGTCAAATACAAACCGGGTAGACTTTCCTATTTTAAGAGCGATATCTTCCAAAGTTCGTCCTTTTTCAGCCAACTGCGCAAAGGCAAAAGCTTCTTCGATGGGATCAACATCTTTTCTTTGAAGATTCTCGGTAATCATCGCTTCAAAAGCCTCATCATCTGTCATTTCTCTGACAATGCAGGAAATCGCTTGGAATTGTTCTGATTTCTTGCGATGTGCCTTGATTTTAGCAACATTCTCTTTATCTTCCTTCTCTTTCAATAGTGATACAGCACGGAAGCGGCGCTCACCACATACAATTTCATACGAACAGGGAATTGTTGTCACATCACCAGTCTCCAAGTTGGTCACATCCTCGGATTTGGCAACTCGAACAGTGATAGGCTGTAATAAGCCTTGTTTCTCAATATTACTTGCAAGCTCTTGAAGAGCTGCTTCATCAAAAGTCTTTCTCGGATTCAAAGGAGAAGGACTGATAAGGTCAATTCTAATGTTTTGTACTTCCATAATTTAATTATATTGGTTTGACTTTTAGTTTATTACATCAGTAAAGTTATCGTAAAATGACAAGTTATGCAAACAGATGCTTCGCCATTTTAGCGCCATTTTCATTGAGGTTTATTACGTATTTGAATAAATCCTCTTCTTTCAGTTTCCCGAAGAAGTTCCATATCTTCTTCTCGTATTTCAGCAGGAGTTTCACCGTTCACACTTCGATAAGTTCCAATACCGAAACGCTCTCTGATACGAGCAATTTTATCCGGATCTTTAGTAACCCAGTAAATTATAACTTTCATAGTAGCTATATTCTACGGCTCTCGCCACACAGGGGGAGAACATTAAACGTTTTAAAGCGATCCACTAATCTTGGCCCAAAACGTTTCTTAAATTCGGCTATGCCAAGATTCGATGTTATATGATACTTCTTGCCGTATTGCTGAAAAATCTCATACCGGGCATAAAGAAATTCATCAATAACTGAATCGAGGCTGGTACCATACGATTTTTGATTTTCCGTTTCCAGACCGATATCATTCAAGCAGATATTAAAAGGATTTGGCTTAAATCCTTTGGATTGATTCTCATTGTAAGTGTACAAGTCAATATGCCCATGGATTTTATAATAATTCATCATTTGAGTAACAGACAAGTTTTCAAAAGCATTGGGGTTACAAGTAAGTTTCAAATAATCTGCAAAAATCTGCATCAACATTGTTTTCCCGGTGCCAGGTTCACCAACAAGCAAAAGATTCTTATGAACCTTGTAATTCTCTTCCGGAAACACATTTTGAGCATACCGACATCCGTTGAAATAGTACAGAAGAAACTGAATTAGTTTAGAGTTGTTATCATCAACATCAAATTTTCTAAACTCCCGTTCCGTATAATCCGTACCAAGGTTAGAAATTAAATTCCAATGGCTGTAATACTCTTGCGTATCAGTTAAGTCATATTCAGAAACGTTCTGAATACTTTCTTTGTGCCTTTGTATCAGATTCTCTATCTGTTGGAGCGTCAGCTTGCGCTTGCCGGCTTCCTTCTCCATCAAATTTTGAAGCTTGCTTGATAGATTCTTTTCCTCTTCCGTCATGGTCTAATTCATTTTTTCGATTTTCACGTATGCGATCCAGTATCCAAAGGTTTGCTTTGGAATCCCACCGTTCAATTTTCACTCCATTGGCATTCTTCCACCCTATCGAGTCAAAGTGATTAAAGAATATTTCTGCTTGCTCTTGCCAATCATCTAAACGTTCCGGAGCATTTTGCTTGATGAAGTGTTGGATAACCTCATCAAGCGTAGGAGCAATAAATTCTTTTGCGACTCTTTTAGGTTTCTCCGGTTTAGAGGGTGGAAAAAGCTCGCCAGAGCTACTTTCTTTCTTACCCCCTTTAGGGGGTTCTTTCTTTGTCTTTTTCTCTGTCTTATATTCTTCTTTAGGGGGTATGGGGGAGCTTTCTTGAAAAGGTGCACCTAAAGGATACCCTAAAGGTGTACCTAAAGGATGCCGTAAAGGTGGTATATTTTGCATACCTTTGTGTACACCTTTTATAGAATACGTTGATTTATTGCCTCTTCCATTACCTTGTTTACATTCAATAAGACCTGCTTGAACTAATCTATTTCGGGCGGACTTGAATACTTTTACAGACACTCCCACGTCAGATGACACCTTTGTATCACTACGTGTCCAGTTATCCTCCCAGCCTAAACGATTCGCAATTTTTAGCAAGTAAAAATAAAGCCTCGTTTCACAGCAGGAAAATTGCCAGCTTTCGTCAAGTTCCCAAAACCTATTGATAAGTTCAATATAAGTCATATCAATTTATAATAATTCCGTAAGACATTGTTTATATAAGGTTGAGGGTCAGCTTTCAGATAATAGCAAACGCTATTAATGAACTCAATCAACCCATGACAAACGACATATACACTACCATATTTCTCAACTAAAGCCTGCCACTCTTTTTGCTCATCAGACTGCGTTCCGGCACGTTTACCTTTTACATGTGGAGTTTTCATCTCTATGCAAAGACTGCTCTTACCACCGCGAGGAAAAAGCAGAATCAAGTCAGCAACACCAGCGATGGCACCTTCATATTTACGCATAGCACCGCTTTTCTTTGTCCTGACGCCGCCGTTTGGTATAGCAAAGAGTAAAGGGCCTACATTGGGAAACGTTTCTCTGAACCAAGTTACACAAATGTGTTGTATCTTAGTTTCAGAATATTTCACCTCCAATTTACGAATATCTTCTTCAGTCATTTTTCTGCTTGTTTTTTGAAATCGTTGCACATTCATTTAGAAGGTCAACGATTTGTTTACACCTGTTCTTGCAACCGACAAAGGATATTATGGTTTCCCATTCAGGACCGAACAACATTTCTTTCTTGTATTCCTGAATATGAGTTTTCTGCCCATTTATAACTAATCTAAATGGCTTCATAATTTATCCCTAAACAAGTCCATTGCAAGATTCACCATATTCTCTTCTACTTGATCGTCCGTACCGGTAACACCATTGGCAATGTTCTTCTTTGTTTGAATCACATCATACATATACTTGTCAATAGTATCTTTGCCTAAAAAGTAATAGCAGTTAACGTTGTTCTTTTGACCGTTACGGTGCGCTCTATCCTCTGCCTGTTCACAATCACTGAACGTCCATGGGAATTCAATAAATGCTACTCGACTGGCAGCCGTCAAAGTAAGCCCGGTACCGCCCGATTTGAAGTTCAAAATAATCAGCTTGCAATCGGGATTATTTTGAAAAGAATCGACAGCATATTGTTTTTGGTTGACATTATCGGAACCTGTTACCGTTACAGCTTTAGGAAACTCCTTTTTCAATTCCGCTATAACTTCTTTCAAGTAACCAAACAGAATAAGTTTCTCACCCCCGTCAATAACATCATGCACAAATTCACAAACAGCCTTGATTTTTCCCCTTGCTGATATTTGTTTTAAAAGCTGCATCTGCACCATAACAGCACCATTCATGGACTTCTGCACTTGTGCGTCCGAAGCATTCTTGTACTTCTTCAAGTATTTCACCATATCAGCTTCGGCAGCCTTATACTCTTTGGTGGTAGTGATATCAACTGTCAAGTATTGGCGAGTCTTGTCCGGAAGTTGTGTAAGTACCTTTGACTTCTCACGACGGAAGAAACAAGTATTCCATAACCGCCAATTCAGTTCTTTAACGTTGGATGCCTGTTTGGGACCATCGCAATATCTTTCAACATACCGGCTATATCCTCCAAAGTCCTCTAATCGACCTAATATTTTTAGCTGTTGTATCAAGTCTGTATTATTGTTGACAACAGGAGTACCGGTCAATGCGAATACATACCGTTTTCCTTTGCAGATACCTTCTACAAACTTTCCTTGCTGTGTCTTACTTGATTTACATTTGTGAGATTCGTCAATGATAACAGACCTGAACAAAGAAACACGCTGATCGAAAGCAATACTTTTCATTGTGAACTTGGATTCCTTATTTACAGACCTCACAAAAAACTTATTCAGTGATTCATAATTCGTAATGAATACCTCACAAAGTGGGCTGCCATCAGACTTCTTACACTCATAAAAAGATTGCCAGGACTGGCGGTTTCTGTCATCAAGTATAATGGCGTTAATCCCTGCGAATTTCTTGAATTCACGTTGCCAGTTGACTTTCAATGCAGCAGGGCAAATTACAAGTACAGGAAAAGATTCACCGTATATAGGCGCTTCCTTATGTGCCTTAACAACTGCACATATAGCTTGCAACGTTTTACCTAACCCGGGCTGGTCTCCGAAAAAACAGCGTTTGTGCTCTATTGCATACTGGACTCCCTCAAGTTGATACTCGTAAGGTTGAAGTAACATATAGTGTTCACCGACAAAAGGTTTCATCGGAGGAATATCATAATTAATATCTTCAGTAACCTCACGTTCCTTAACAGTAGAACAGAAACGCATTTGAACAGCCCATTGCGAAAAAGCTCTCACATACCAATTGGCATCACGTCCAACAGGATAACGCGCATCATTGATACTAACAAGCCACGCCCGGTCTGTCCCGTCGTAGCGTGGCTTACTTGGTATCATCTTTATGACCTCGACCAACTTTGGGTGATACTCGAACTGAATCCGGTACAGATTTGGCGTCTTAGTCACATAGATTGGTTTCATGAAGCAGGTTCTAATACTAATTCTTGATGTTCAACAGTTGAGAATACCTCATTATCTTCACTCTCATTCATTGCTTCAGCAGCTTCATCTGTCTTTTCAAACGGGTCCTCACCATCTTTAAACTCGAACTCCTTTTGAATCTCTGAACATTTATTCTCTGTAACATAGAGTTCTGCTTCATACAAGAAATTGTAAACTGCATCACGAAACTCCTCACAATGCACATACGATTCGTTGTCCGGATCGAAACCAATACCAGGAGAACAAAGATTAAGAACTTTGCTCGTCATAAGAGTTCGCTTACCAGTCAGCACACAAACTTCAAAGGAAGAGTCACCACCAATGCTAACACCGGTTACATTGAACTTCTTGAAAAACTCATCTTCAAGACATGAATCCGGACGTTCCCAATTAATGTACCCGGCTTCTTTCTGCTCTGTAATATCGACAATGTAAGGGATAAGCTTATTAAGCGAATCCTTCAAATCCGGATGAACAGGATTAATCCCCTTGAAAACAATATCGTTTCCCTCCTTGTCTGTATAGACCACTTCAAGACATCCCTTTTTGGTCAATTTTGCTTTTGAAATATTCAAATCCATTTTAATTAAATTTTTAGTTAATACTTACCTATGCAGGTATTCATTAATAAAATCTTTATAGTACTGGTCAACAGGCAATGGCAAATTGATTCCTAATTCGGTGGCAGCATCAGCCTGAACCTTATCCATGAAAGTTTTCATTTGGATCGTATTCAATTTAGAAGTACTTCCAACAACCGAAACAATATTTCCATTCATACATATTTGCCGTGGAAGAAACTTCCGACAATAGTAATCATGAACATCTAACTTATCCGTACCTGTCTCCCTCTCAATACAAGCGAACCACAACCACATTAGTGCATTCTGTGACAGTGTACGTGGTTCCACCTTTCTCTTGATACTTACAGTGTAAGTTCCATTTTTGAGCGTGGAACAGAGGTAGTCAAACGACTTATCCATTGTGACTACCCCGTTTTGTTTTGTTAGAATAGCTTCTGCCATATATTAGAATGGTAAATCATCAGGCGGTGGTGCCTGTTGAAACGACTGTTGCTGATATGCAGGCTGTTGTACCTGTTGTTGCTGCCTCTGTGTAGGCTGTTGCGTTGGTAATGGTGGAGGTACAGGAGCAGCCTGTTGCTGAACTTTCGGTGTAAGCATCTCGATACTATCAACAAAGACTTCAGTGATGTAGCGCTTAACTCCTTTGCTATCGTCATAGTTACGAGTGCGTAACTTACCTTCTATATACAACTTATCTCCTTTATGGACGTACTTCTCAACTATTTCAGCAGTCTTATTCCAAAAAATAAGATTATGCCATTCTGTACGCTCCGGTACCTGGGTTCCATTTTGCAAGGTGTACGCTTTATCTGTTGTGGCAAAAGATAAAGAAGCTACTTTTGCTCCACCGTCCAATGTTCTCACGTCCGGGTCTTTACCGGCACGTCCTATAAGAATTACTTTATTGACACTCATTTTCCTTCCTCCCTTATAGTTACACGAATACTATCCGCTTTAATTGACGTTTTTAAATATTGAGAATAAAGTTCCGGGTGATCTTCCTGAAACTTCTTTGTATCAAAACTCTTACCCGTTGAAGAAGGAGTATAACTAACACGTAACCGGCCAGCGTCCCATGATTTAACACCATTCTCACGCATGGCACTTTTAAGCTGTTCTTTATAACCTTTCTGCACTTCAGTGATATAGCTCGCTTGTTCCTCAATATCAATGATAGTATCTACTAATTGCATGGGAATAAGCAGCTTCTCATCGACAGGAACAGGAGTATTAGGCAAGAAGTGTTCACCCTTAATCTCACACTCCAGTAATCTCTTAACCTCTGCATCCGGTTTACGTCCAATCTCAACCAATTCAGATTTATCACCTCGTAGCCAAATGCCAAACAATTTATCAACTTTGATAAGTGGATTTTGAAGTTCAAACAAATAGGCATAGATTGATAACTGCCAACTCAAATACTCACGGTCAAGGCTTGCAGTAGTCTTGATGTCGCCAAGGCTGATTTTCTCGTCCTTTTCCCAAACACAATCAATGTTTGATGCAAAGTATTCGTTATCAGACACAGTGTACTCATTAGCAAAAGCCTTATATCCGGCTTTCGTCCGCTCTTTCAAATAATTCTCCGCTTCAACACTTTCAGGCGTGAAACCGGTAGTATCAACAAACTGACATTGAGCATGGATACGGCTACCTTTTTCAGCAGCTCTCTTCAATATAAATTCAGGAACAGCCTTATATTTATCCGGGAATAATTGCCGGCTTATCATTCCCGTTATACCTTTCAACTGTTTTTCACCAAGAAAATAGGTGTGGTTTTCTTCATTGAAAACTACACCTGACCTAACTAATTCTATCATTGTGCAGGATAAATTTTGCCCATTTCCATACAGGCATTTCTAAATTCATTATCATTTTGCATTGCTTCATGTCCATACCAAACCTTTTCAAGTTCAGCACGACTTTTAACAGCAAGCATTTCAGCAATAGCATTTTTCAATTGAGCACCTGTATATACTGCCTTATCCGTACTTACCGGTGTTTTTGCAGGTTGTTGAGTCTCTTCTTTACCATGAGTATTGGTCGAATCGCTGTCTTTTGCATCATCAATGCAAAACAGACCGTTAAGAGCGTACTTTCTTGCATAAGAAGATGAGGCCCCAGTGATTTGGCTCCCATCCATTCCTTTCTTTGTCTCTTCTTCCCTTGCAAAAGCAGTAGTTACTTCTTTTTCTCCCTTGTCATTAGTCAAAGTGACAGTCGCTTTTACATAGATCCTATCACCTACTGCGATCATCTCATCACTTAGAGTTAATGTACATTTTGTTTCAGCAAGAACAGGTTTCACTGATTCAAGAATGTCCTCACAACTACGGTACTTGTATTTACCGAAAGTATTATACTGCCCTTTGGGGGCTTTCAGCTTTTGCTGAATGGTTACTAATTCTTTCATAATTCTGAAATTAATGGTTTGACTTTTAATTCTTTACATCTATAAAGTTATCTTTTATTGACAAGATATGCAAACAGAAACTTCGCCATTTTAACGCCTTTTTTGTAACAAAAAACTGCCTGTACGATATTGTACAGGCAGAAAAGCATATGTTACAAAAAAGTCCAATGTACCTTATGGATCGGCTACGCTTAAAGGGTGTACGGCTCCCGCTGATTTATGCACATCTAAATATGTGGACGGTGCCGGTATCGAACCGACCTCTTTACATTGTGCGCACTCTGTAATGTTTCATCCAAGAATACTGCCCGCCCAAATAAAAAAAGATGTACTATTCTCACGAACCATTACATCTTATCATGATACAACACTAAATAAAGACACAACATCTATAACTGGTTAGGTGTGGAGAAACCCGGATTCGAACCGGGACGATAGATTACCTATGTATGACTTTCTTCAATCTATCTGCATACTTGCGTCTACCAATTCCGCCATTTCTCCAATTAAAAAAGGTACACTATTCTCACGAACCATGTACCAAACACACAAAATAAAACACGACAAAACTACTAAATAACTCTCACGAGCTTGTGAAGCTTGCAGGACTCGAACCTGCACTGGGTGTCTACTTTCTCGAAGGGTCCTACGATACTCATATACAGATTTCCACTGAACCAACTCTGATATTGAGCGCGCCTACCAATTACGCCAAAGCTTCATATAAGTGAACTATTCTCACGAACCGTCCACTTGGAAACACAAACACAAAAATAAAAAACACGGCAAACAATCATTTAGCTATAATAAGCCATTGTGGGGCAGTTTAGGAGTCGAACCTAAATAATTGCATCTGCAATACATAAAGCACTTCGTACGCTTTCTTTATGCTCTCTTTACCATTGAGAATACCTCCCCGTTTTTGCCACATCAACGCTATGATGTGGACTTCAAGTTCTAATACTATGAAAAACATGAGTTCACTCTCACGAGTTACTTTGCTCCCGGATAGCCGATCAAAACACACCGGGATAGATGTAGAACACTTAAATCAAATAAATAAGGGACTCACACCCCACGAAGCTCCTTACTTCGGTATTGTTAGTTAAACATAAATGAGAATTATCTCTGTGAAGGAACCCGGAATCGAACCGGGATGAGTTGTCATGCTCACTACATCTAAGGGCTGACATTCCCTATTGTTGAGTAGCGCGTCTGCCTCTTTCGCCATTCCTTCAATTCGTAGCCGGACACTACCGGCTACTTTGATTGATTTGATATATTCACCCTCACGGGTTACTTAACTCATTTAGAGTTGAGCCGGGAAACGGATTCGAACCGCTGACCTCATGTAGAAACATGCGCTCTAACCAACTGGGCTATCCCGGCAGATGCCCGGCGAACCGGGCTAAATAAACATGACAAATACTAAAATTAAGCAATGCAGACCTTCACAGGCTATCTTTATTTTGTTTCCTATCTTCGTAGTATCGAAAACAGATATAATTCACTGATACGACAGTCACCAATACAAAAGCAGCAATAAATTCTTTCTTGCTAACTTCAATGCTATCTACAAGATACAGTGTTGTCCATAAGGCAATGAACATCATGGCATACTGTATCACTTTAATCTTTTTCATTTCTTCCGTTTTTTAGATTTAACTTTCCTTCCCGCACATCGGCAATGAAGTAATACTTGAGCAGCATTACAATGCCACTTGCCGTTTTGGACATTAGTGGGCTTATCACTTTCAATCTTACCCGCTTCTATAAGATTCATCAATTTCTTTTCCCCACCCACATAATACGCAGACTTATCTTTTCCAAACGTTTCTGTAGAAAACAGACGGAGAATATTATCTAGCAATATTTCAGCCATTTCACCTCTGATCATCTCAACAAGCAAGATAGTTATGCAATTCTAGTTACTATAAACTGCATATTTTTTACATCTGACTTTGTTTTCCAAGCCATTCCTTCAGCTTTTTCTTTATAAAGCCGAGCATTCAATGTATTAGTTACAGACGGTTTCTGAACGATAGGAAATACTTCTATTGCACCAACATCCATACTCCGTAATACATCAATTACGTTACGTCTCTGAATATCCTTTTCCATACTGATTATTAGTTAGTTAATAGTTTTCCCCGCTCCAAGATTATTCGCTAATAAAAAAGGAACGGGGTATTTTCTTATTTTTGAAGTGTCAAATCAAAAAACAAGAAAATGAACAAATTTATTGAGATTACCGAAAACGGTAAACGCATCCTTATCAATCTAGGATGTGTTATTAAAATTGAGGACCATAGAAAACAGTGTATCCTACATTTCATTGATGGAACACCGCCATTAACAATCACTCTTGCTTATGAGAGTTTGAAGTCGATTCTTCAGGATCCCAATCATTCAATCTATGGGTAATTCGCTTAATGGGAATGCCAAAGAAAGTTATCACCTTGTAGCTTTCAAATACTTTCACGCAATCCCTGATAGGTTTCCCTCTTCCCCTATTGATGTCGCCTATCTCTCGAAAGGCGACATCTTTAATTTCAATTATTGCTTTCATATCTCTTTTTTATTGCATCCAACTTATCTGAAAATGCTTGTAAGGCATTCATTAATATCCGGAACATTCCGTATGTAAATAGAGCACTTACCGCACCGAGAACAAATGAAGCTGTTCTTTCTTCAAAATCACTCAACGTAAATGTTGTAATAAAAAAGTAACACGAAGAAACAATAGAAGCGAGTAACATAAGCACCGCCCCTAATATTATTCCAACTATTACAAACTGGAAAAACCTTGTCATAACTCTATATTCTTTAATTAAACATTGAAGCGATGGGCGGATTCGAACCGCCGACCTCTGCTTGTGGTGCTCTTCCGTTAAGCTAAGAGTATTTCTTGAGAGACTCGAACTCTCAACCATCCACCACACACAGCGCTCTAACCTGCCTGAGCTACATCACCTTTATATACATAAAGCAAATACCTCGATTTGCCGACAAACGTCTAACTGATTTAGTTTTACAACGATACGGCTTGACCATTAACCACAGCATTATATCGTTGAGAAGCCCGCCTACGTCAGTAATCCCTTTCGGCACGTGTCGGCTTCCAAAACACCATTTTACCAATATGTCAAAGAACTCTTCTCTGTTGTTCCCAGTCTCCCTTCAAGGGCAGGCTCAAAGACCGGACTGGGTGCCGGATAACCGACGGTTTGGTTTGACTTTAGTGAGGGTTATGATTTAGCAGCGGTGCAAATCAAGTTAGCTATTGTAGAAATGGATTTGACACTCTCCGCCAATTCGTAGTTTTTAGCATCTACTTTTCTCCACCAATCCTCATACATAGCTCTTTCTTTTCTTAGCTGTTCATTCTCTTTCTTCAGTTCCTCTACTTGTTCTTCAAGAATCTGCTCACGTGATTTCTTTTGTTCTTCCATGATTATTGTATAAATTGATTAATCTCCGACATAATGTGCACCGTAATGAGTACTATTTGAGTTGTAGTAAGCAGAAGCGGGAATACTGAGGTTATTGTATCCCTCATGTCTTGTAGCTTTAGCCGCTTTGTTCATTACCTCGTTTCTTTCTGATAAGAATTTATCCGTTCTTGCTTTCATGGCTTCCTGTGAGAAATTTTCTTGAAGTTTAGCAAGTCTCCAAGTAGCTTTCAGAACCTCTCCAAAAGTTTTTCCCTGCTTCTTGCCTGAATACTTATAGGTTCTATGAGCATTTCTCATTATTTCGGATAAATCAAATCGTTTCATGTCTGTCACATTTATAGAGTTTCACATTTGTTTTATCAATCAATTTTTGTATGTTTGTATGATTGATTGATTTATGATGCAAATATATTGCTATTTGACGATATTGCAAATCGAAATAACATTTTTATATCGCCATATGACAATATTTAACTTTTTAAGCAAGCTTATGGATACGTTAATAGACCGAATTAAAATGATTATTGAAGCAAAAGGATATTCCCCAAGAGCCTTTGCGATAGCAATAGGATTCAATTATTCAACTCTAAATAATTATTTAACAGGAAGAAGAAGCACAATAGATTCAGAACTCATCGAGAAAGCACTCACGTCATTTGACGACATTTCCGCAGAGTGGTTATTACGAGGCAAAGGTGACATACTCATTCAAAAAGAAGAAACAGAACCAGGAATGGACAAATTGAAAAGTATTGTATATACCATAGCCAATCTACAAGATGAGATTAACGAAAAGACAATGCTCACTCAACGTCTTTTGGAAGAAAACCAAAAATTAAAAGGTGAACTGGCTATGTTGAAGAATGAAAGAAATATTGGATAATCTAAAATTTATATACACTAATGAAAACATTATTATTTATCGTTGTATCAGCTACTATGTTATTAAGTGGATGCAAATCTAAAGAAGAAAAAGCTAATGAATTAATTAAGGACGACATGTTTAAAGTCCTATATGATTTTGCCAGCTATGAACCTATTGAAACCAATATAGACAGTGCTTTTACATCTGTATATACAGATTCAATCATTACAAGACATGCCTATTTCATTAAAATAGCTATTGAAAAAGCAGATGAATATCTAGATGAAATGAAAGACGCACGAAAAACCATGGAGATTTGGAGTGATGGCTATTCTTCATATAGTAACTCTAGATATTATGAAGCTAAAAATAAATTCAATGAAAATCTGGAAAAAGCCAAAGCATGTACTAATATGGTTACATTACATTCAGACAGTATAAAAGACAGAGCTAACTTTATAAAAAAAGAATTTTGTGGTTGGAAAGCAACACATAAATTTAGATGTAAAACTAAAGGAGGTAGCCCAGACATAGGAAATTATGAATATATATTTGATAAGGATTTCAAGGAAATTATTAATAAAGAAGATTTAGATGATAAAGATTACACTAAAATCAAAGAACTTATTAATGAAGTACTAGAAAGCAAAAAAGAAAGTGATGAAACTGATTCTAAAAACAATAATGAAATATAAGCTTAGAACTGTTGCAGGAGAAAAGAAATATTGGATATGCCATGAAAAGAATATATCATATTATAGTATTCAGAACAACATTTTAAGTATGCACCAAATTGAAACAGTAGAGCCTATTAGCTAACACTATAACTTAATTCAAATATGGCAAAAATAAAACAAGATAGAGAGCTTTTAAAAATTATAGACGACTATAAAACTTTCATTAATGCAGAAAAGAGAATTAATGCGCCAATCATTGTTTCTGAACCTAAAGGAAATCATGGCACATCTCTTTATACTAAAAAGCATCTTCATTCAGAGTTTCACTTTGGAAATACATTTATGACTTGTGAAGTACGAAATGGAGATAAAACAGATTGTTCTTTCCAGATAGTTTCGGATAAATTCAAAAAAGGAGTCGTTATCCGCTACGATAGTGGTGGAGGTACTCATAAAAACGAAGTTCCGTTTATACCTTTAGCCAAGCAAAGTGTTACAACTCCCCATTTTCACAAATATGATGATAATGGATATTTTTTAGCCTATAAAACAGACTTATTGAATAATCCCAAACAAGCTGAACATTTATTTGACATTGACTTTGGTTTTCCTTACTTTTGCCAAGAAAGTGTAATCTACACTAATGATGAGCATGAATTACCTGAAATACAAGTATTTCGAGAAGGCTATCTTCCTTTCGAAAGAGAAGACAAAGACCCACTTGAAGGAATAAATTTTTAAGAGATGGAAAAACTTATTGAATATATCATCAAATCCTACAATTCTTTATGGAAAATAAAGAAACATGGAAATACTTTTGAGATCATAACACCGATAGCAACAACAAGTAATATTTTTGTTTCCGTCTTTTTAACTCGAAGAGGAGATGATTTTATTGTTACTGATGGTGGTTGGATAGACAGTGGTATGTATGAATGTGATGCTCATTCTGATGATATATACTATTTCAAACTATTTCAGTACTATTTAGAAGATTATGAAATAGATATTTTAGAACATGCTGGCTATCATTACTATTACAAAAAAATAGAGAAAGCAGAGCTAGTACCAAATATAGTATACGACTTGTCCAGTTTCATTAACGCCGTAGTTAGTGCATCTTTTATCTCTTTTGAAGAGAAAAAGGAAAAAGAACAGATTGGTAGATTTAAAAGGAATGCCACAAATTTCATACATAACCTTGTAGATAAGGAACACTTAAAAACCAATTATTCTATACATGAAGGACTAGCAATTAAATTCAATGCTGTTGTTCTTCGAAATAATAGAATGACGCTTATTAATTACGTTACAGGTTCTAATGATACAAATTTCATATTAAGTTTAGGACGTTCTAATTTGAATTATGATGCAGTAGATGCACATGCCATCAATAGCCGCATCAATCATAAAATAACTCTAATAGATGATACTACAAAATCTATTCAATCTCCTAAAATTGCTCCTTACTTAAAGTCTATTGAAACCAAATCAGGACGTACGTATTTAAAATGGCATGAAAAATCCCATTTAAAAGAATTAGTGGAATAAATTACGCTTTATAAATAAAATATGATTCTTAAACAATGATACAAACTAGAAGTAAACACTATATATGGAACTTAAAGAATTCATAAAAGATACAGTTACTCAAATAGCAGATGCAGTAACAGAGTTAAATGGAGGAACATCAAAATTTAACCTCGTAGTAAACCCGATAGTCTCCATTGGAGGTATAAACAAAGGTACATTACATATTGGAAGGCAAGAATGTGTACTTACCAATATCGAATTTAATCTATCACTCACAACATCTGAAAACAAAGGAAGTGATGCTAAAGTTGGTGTATTTGCAAGCGTAATAGGAGTAGGAGCATCCTCTAATGAAAATGCACAAAACGAGATTGTGAGTAAAATAAAATTCTCGCTTCCAATATTGTTACCTACAAAAGAAGTTTAACTAATCGAACCGTCTTTAATGTATCTATATATTGCATCAGCAAGGTAAGCATTTGCAGGCTTAGAACCTTTTACAACATAATCGACACAACGTTCCCTGAGATCTTGGTCTTTTTGAAGTTCTCTACGAACCTTACGCTCTCTCATCCATTTTTGGATGCTTCTAAAAAACATTTTCATAAACGCACTATTTTAGTTTGACAATGCGCAAATATAACATTTAAAATAATATAAAACATGAAACTCAAAAATCTTGATAGTACATAAAACATCAAATGGTCGAATTATGGTCGAACCATAAAAAAAAGCAGGACTATATAATTGATATACAGAATATACAACTAGATTTCCAAAAATGTGTCTAGTTTAGTTTTTGTGTTGAGTGCTTCCTCGTCGGCGGACGATCTAGGAAGCACTTTTTATTTATCTATTTATAGAACAAGCTGAACGATAGCACTAAATCAAAGAAAAATAACATAAAGTTTGATTATACCTAAAGCTCTTTTATATTCTATTAAATCTTAATGCATTTCTTTTTGCGAGCAAAGACTTGACTCCGTTTGTTTATAGGGGGATGCTCAAACAAGAACAGCTCTCCGGACGTTATACTACTGATATCAACCAAATTATAAACATTAATTGCAGATAATATGTGTTTCCACAACTCCATGTCAGCCAAAGCCATCAAAGTTGCCGCCCGTTACGGACGCCAATCGGATGTAGTCGAGATTTACCAAAGCATTCTTGACGAACAGTATCATGTGAATGCGTTCACTTTCCCCAGATATCCTATCATTACTTCTTCGGACGAAGTACAGGTTTTCAACTGGGGACTCATCCCTTTCTGGGTAAGAAGCGAAGAGGATGCGACAGAAATAAGAAAGATGACACTCAATGCCCGTACGGATACCATTTTCGAGAAACCGTCTTTCCGCGAACCGATCATGAAGAAACGGTGCATAGTGCCCAGTACCGGCTACTTTGAATGGAGGCATGAAGGAGCAAACAAGATACCTTATTATATATATGTGAAAGATGAACCTATCTTCTCGATGGCCGGCATCTACGACCGTTGGCTGGACAAGGATACGGGAGAGGAACACGAAACTTTCTCCATCATCACCACTGACACCAATTCGCTGACCGATTACATCGATAACACCAAGCACCGGATGCCCGCCATACTCACCCGAGAGGAAGAAGAGAAATGGCTCAATCCCTCATTGAGCAAAGCCGAAATAGCTTCTTTACTGAAACCCTTCGATACAGAGAAGATGGATGCATACGTTATCAGAAACGATTTCTTAAAGAAATCTCCCAATGATCCGACAATAGTACAAAGGGCATAGGAAAAAGAAGTTTATCCTAAAAAAGTGAGAGGTGTGAGGGAGGAATTGCAACTTTTATATTTTTATTTCACTGTTTCTACTCTCTAATTTTCAACTAAAAAAAATACGAATGTTAGAAATCCTCTCTCACTCCTCTCACTTTTTCCCCTTTATTTCATGAAATTCGGAAGAAAGTACAAAAAGAAACAGAGTTCAAAGAGTAAAACGTGGTGGGAAATCCGGAAAACATAACCATCTTTTCCGAACTTCCCACCACGTTTTATCTAGTTCGCACCGTCCGGTGAT